GAAATCTTTAAACTTATTCAGTATGCTAACACCGTATTTGAGATAGAAATACCTCTTGCTACGGAAATCCGTAAGACTGTAGGATACTTACAAGCGTGCAGACGAATAGGTCATAAAGACGAAGATAGAATGTTTCTTGTCGCAGATGTGAAGACCGAAGTGAAATACAAAATACGCTTTATGCCAAGTAGATTTTGTAGAAATACCGAGGAATTACTGATACCAGAGGATGTACTAATGTGTGCCTACGATGGTGTAAGGAAAATACTCGATAATAGATGTGACTATTTAGCAGAAAGGTGTGGTTATAAAAGAACAATAAAAGATGAGTAAGGCAGAAGAAAAATGCCATCGTAAAAATTGATTGCTACAAAGAATAGATATGTTATACCTTTTTACCTTTTATCTTGCTTTCTGCGTAGAGGCTTACCTCTATTTCTACTTTGTCTTTTGTATTGAAAACGAAGAAAGGGATATGCGGATAATAAAAGACCTCTTAGGTTGGGTTTATATTCATCATGGCAACTGCCGTTTCTGCAAAGAGCGCAAGCAAAAGGAATTGAAAGAATTGGGAATTAAATTGAAGGAGAAATGACGATGGAAAATTTATCAATCGAAGAAAAAGCAAAACGCTATGACGTGGCTATTGAAAAATTTGATGTAATACTTAATTTGGATACTGTTAAGGAAAGCGGAACTATCTTTGCAGATGATGTAAGAAAAATTCTCCCCGAACTCAAAGAGAGCGAGGATGAGAGGGTGAGGAAGGAGTTGTTTAAGCACCTGAAAGAAGGCGCTGATGGATATGAACCAGCGGGAAATAGTGAAGATTATAAACGTTGGCTTGGATGGTTTGAAAAGCAAGGTGAAACTTTTACCAAGAAAGATGTAGATGATGCTTATCTCAAAGGTATATGTGATGCAAAGCAAGAACTTGAAAAGCAAGGTGAGCAGAAGCCTACCGATAAGGTTGAATCAAAGTTTAAGGTTGGTGATTGGGTCGTTGTTGGTGATAGGATTGGTATAATTATTGAATGTACTAAAGATCTTGCCGATATTGATTTGGAATTTAGCTGCTTATCAACAAGTCCAAAAAACATTCGTTCTTGGACAATCCAAGATGCAAAGGATGGTGATGTGCTTTGTACTTATGAATGCGGTGAACCAAAGATTGTATTCATACTAAAAGGTATGCCAAAGAAACATTGTGTTTTAAGTTACTACTGTTATTATAACATTATGTATCCTCATTTTGAGTCTGATTCTGAAAAAGGTTGTCTTGCACCTAATGATGAAGATGTAAAACCAGCAACCAAAGAACAGCGTGATACTCTTTTTGCTAAAATGACGGATGCAGGATATAAATGGGATGCAGAGAAGAAGGAATTGACGAAGATTGGACAGAACCCCGCTTGGAGTGAGGAAGATGAGGATATGAAGGACACAATTATTCGTGATTTAAAACGTTTAGGCGGTGATATAGTAAATGTTAAGCCAGCCTATAAGGCAGAAATTGATTGGCTTAAATCCCTCAAAGACCGCGTGCAGCCACAGAACCAGTGGAAACCAAGCGAAGAGCAGATTAAAGCAGTACGGCTTGCAAGGTCTTTTGTTACAGATGATTTTGACGAAAACCCCACATTGTCAGATGTACTTGTAGAACTGGAAAAACAATTAAAGAAACTAAGGGAGGAATAGACATGGCAATAGACGAAGCTCCAAAGATTATACACACATCTTTAGTCTCTGATAGGATAAGGAAAACAAAACCAAATTCTGATGAATATGATGAATATATCCGAACTGATGTGTTCGTCAAGAAGGTGGAGGATTTTCTGTACGACAGTCTCCTTCATGGGGATATGGATTGCAGCAATATCACGAAACTTGTTGAGAATTTGAAGAAACAAATTAAAGGAGAATAATCATGTACATCAAAAAAGACTTTTTGAAACTGACGGCTGACGAGCTGTCGGACTATACGGCAAAGGGTTTTGCGCTTTGCTACGTGGAGCGGTGCGAACGTCTTGACATTCTTGACGAGGACAAAGAAACGACACACTCTGGCTGGAGGCTGTTCTTCACTGAGGCTGATCTGAAAAAGCAGTGGGGTGACGACTGGGACGATGCTCCGTACGACTGCAATGCTGGCTGGCCATACGATCATACGAGTTACAAGGACAAGGATGGCAAGTGGCAGTACGTGAAGCATACCGTCCTCGTGTTGAACATCAGCATAGACAATGAGCACAGGCCTGCTACTCCGGAAGATTACGGCTATAATTCGCCTTTCTGTGTTGAGAACATCAATCTCGGGGCCTGCGCCTGGATGTTCTTCGGCAAGGAGTGTGAGCCCATCTATGCAGGCGCGACACCGTTGGATGTGTTTGAGAAAATTGGCAAGTGGCTTGCGCCATGCCCGGAAGACATTGAAGATTGAACATTGAGCATTGAACATTGAAAAGTTTAAAAAGAACTATGATAGACAGACTTATACATGAATTTATCAATGCGTCTGACGATGAGCGCAAGGAGTTTTGCAGAAGAGCGGCTTCTGCAGGTGTGTCTGCAGAGGAACTTACAAAGGCTGCCAGTATGCTGAGTGAGATTGCAAAGAGTATTTGAATATTAAAGATTGAGACTATGACAGAAGAATTACAGAATAAAGTAAACCAGGCCGTCAAGCTGATACAGGCTACAGGTAAGGATGGGCACGTCGTGGAGGTGGCCTATTCTGGCGGTAAGGATAGTGACGTGATACTGGAGCTGGCTCGTATGGCGGGCATAAAGTATCGAGCCATATACAAGAATACCACCATTGACCCACCTGGCACTATCAAACATGCACAGGAAAATGGGGCCGAAATGATACGGCCCAAAGAGACTTTCTTTCAGTTCATGGGCCGCGTAGGATTCCCCAATCGTTTTCAGCGCTCATGCTGTAAGGTGCTGAAGGAATACAAGGTACTCGACCGTAGCATCATGGGCATTCGTAAGGCTGAGAGTACTGATCGCAACAAACGCTACGAGGAACCTACGGAGTGCCGTGTCTATGGACGAGGAAAAAAGAAGGAGGGTGTGGAAGCCTTCTATCCTATTCTTAACTGGACGGACGAAGACGTTGTAGAGTTTATTGAGGCTCGCGGTATCATGGTACATCCGCTTTACTATCGCGAAGATGGTACCATAGACCCGAAACGCCGTTTGGGCTGTATGTGCTGCCCTATGATGTACTACCGCAGGCGACGTGAAAGTTTTCGTGCTATGCCTGGTATGGTCAAAGGGTATATCCGTGCGGCACAGCGGTTTATTGACAGTCACCCTGCTAACAAGACGTGGAAAAAATATGCCGATGTCTATGAGTGGTTTGTCCGTGAAATATTCTTCGACAAACAAAACGCATGGGATGACCACAAGACAGTAATCCAATTCTTACCCCCCCCCAATTACAAGGAATTCATTGAGAAGTATTTTAATGTAAAACTATAACAAACTATGAGAACAATTAAATTTCGCGGATATAACCGCAAGAACAATGAGTGGCTGCATGGTTTTTACCTGCAGAACAGGGGATGGCATTTCGTATGCCCGGATGAGTTTGCTACGAACAAGAGTTGGGATGACTATCAGGTGGACCCTGAAACCGTCGGACAGTTTACGGGGCTGTTAGATAAGAATGGCAAGGAGATTTACGAGGGGGATATCCTGGAAAGTAATTCAATTAGGCACGTTGTAAAATATTTGGAAAAAGGCGCATTGTTCGCAGGAGTATCAACAGTCATAAAAGACGCAATGACAGGCGACTATGCAGAAACACCACTCTTTCAACATTGGATAGACGGTTGGAAAAAAGAAGTCATCGGCAACATCCACGATAACCCGGAACTGATAAGTAAGTAATGGACACAAGGACACAACATAATGCCGTGGTGAGTTCTGACGAATGGTACACTCCGAGGTGGATTATTGACGAGCTTGGTCCTTTTGACACCGACCCGTGTGCGCCATTGGAGCCGCCCTACCCTATTGCGCCCCTGACATATAACATCGAAGAGGATGGTCTGAAACACACTTGGCGAGGCGTGGTATGGATGAACCCTCCGTACAGTCGCGCTCCCCTACGCAAATTCTGTGAGAAGATGGCAGCACATGATAATGGCATAGCGCTCCTGAAGAATCAGGTTGATAACCTCCTCTTTCAGGAGGTGATATTCCCTACGGCAAAGTCCATGATATTCATGCGCCGCCGTGTAAAATTCCTGCGCCCCGACGGACGGTCTGGTTCTCCGTTTTTTGGTTCCTGTCTCGTAGCATGGGGCGAAGAGTGTGATAGACGCCTGAAATGCTCTGGCATTGAAGGAAAATATGTAGTGTTAAATTAAATAAACCAATAACTATGTTAGAAAAAATGAAACAAGCATTGGGTCTGCAGCCGGTGGGTGAGGTGGACCTGGAAGCAGTGAACAAACCCACAAGACCTGAAAGGTTGCCGCGTGAGGAGCGTAAGGCAAACCGGGAACGGATGATACTGGAGTCGCGGCAGCGTGAGGAACAGCATAACCGCGAAGTGATAATAGCAGGTATCGACAGGAAGATTGCCGCATTAGAGAGTGAGATAGAACAGACTAAGGCGCAGTCTGACGAGCTATGCAGACAGAGGGATGAGATAAAAGGCGCCTATCAGGAACTGCAGAAGAAGAAAGCCCGGAAGGCATATCTCGAAAAGAAAAGCGAAATCCGCAACAAGTATAACGACTTCAGTCACCTCAAAGCAGCACGGCAAACCCTCTTCCACTTCAACGGCATACGCCCTGAGAAAATGGATGTGGTACATTTCCATGTGCCATCTATCAAGGGGGCAGAGGAAATGGACGGCGTGGCACTATGCAGAGATGAGAACCACTACTACCTTGCCGTCGATATGTATGGCAATACAAACAACGAAGACAACTGCACCACAATACTTGACGAGAATCCAGACGGAACATTCGAGGGTATCTGGCCGAAGAACGTAGTGCTGAAGAAAGCCTCCAAGTTCGAGGAGCGCTATATGCGGCAGCTGGCAGACAAGTATGCCGACGACATAGAGGCGGCAGAGAAAGTGGTGAAGAATGCCGACATAACAGAGGGCGATGAGATAAAGAACCTTGAAACGGAGATAATAGAACTTGAACAAAAGCTGACTCCCGCCGAAACACATACAGACGAGTTGCAGGCATTGGGGCAGACATTGGCAAAGCTGAACGAGGATTTACGTCAGGCACAGGCAGAGAGAGCCCGGTACACCAATCCTGAGGAACACGTGGCCGAGGACTATGAGCCGATGGAGGGACTGGACCTCGATACCGAGGCAGAACAGCGTTATACCCACCTGCCATATCTTCGCGGCAAGCGCAAGATGCTGACAATGAACTGGCCCATGATAGACGACGACTACGAGCCGTGGCTGCGGTATAGGCTGATGGGCAACATTGCACGACTGATGAAGATGCTGCACAAGGGTAAGGCCCTGACCTATGTGATGACAGAGGGGTATTACCAGGAGCTCATCAACCGTGGCAGGAACTATTATCGCGGCAACAAGAAGATAGAAAACATGGTGAAGGAGGATGACCTCGTTACCGGAGTACTGGTATTTCCTAACCAGGGTCACGAAGACACCATTCTCTATCATATCAGAAAGCGTGAGCAGCTGACAATCGTGGTAGCATACATACGTGAAGGACGCCTGATGTTCTATGAATCGTACTCCACACAGGAGATAGTCAGTATGCCCCGAACAGATTACTTCATGTGTCACTCCCTGAAAGAGTCTGGTACAGACAGTGCTGTTCTGTTTGCGCACATTAGGAATATTGTTGTCTCCTTCCTTGCTATGGAACAGGACATGGAACTTACCGTCAACCATCTTATAGAGGAAGGTAAGGGTTCGCCACAGGAACAGCATTATTCAGAGAAGGAGGAAATAGACACGGCAAACGATAAGGACATTGTGATACGCGACGAAAACTGGTACACGGATATCACCGTAAATCGAATCATTCCCGTCCGAGGTTATATCAGTCATCGCTGGTGTGGCTCAGGCAAGGAGAAGTTTATCAAGGAAGTCTGGGTGCGTCCCCATCTGAAACAGGGTTATCACAGGAGTGCAGGAGTGAAGGGGGATTAAAGGATTAAGATATTAAGGGATTAAAAGATTAAGAGATTATGTTTCGACAAGTAAAGAGCGTTCCTGGTTTGGAGGTGTCCGCAGATGCTGAGTTTCGCTACAACGGCAAGCCGAAGAAGGCTATATATGCTACCACTGTGAATGGCCGCAAGGCAACAGTGCGCATTAACATAATGCAAAACAAGAGGATGCACTACTGGCAGGCTGCAAAACTGGTGGCAGAGACGTGGAAGTGCGGCTACAAGGCTACGGACTATATCACTTACAAGGACGGCAACTGCCATAATATCACCGCCGACAACCTCACGCTGACAGACAAGAGCGGCTACTGGCACTACATGCAGCGCAACAGCAGCATGAAGCCCGACACACTGGAGGAGCGTAAGAAGAAACTCCAACTCGTAGCAGACCAGGCGCTGATGACAAAGCACTACTTTGAGACTGCCGATATGCAGGAAATCAACGAGCACGTGAAGACGTATCTCTATCCCTGCCTGATGCAGTACGGTATGAAGACCCTGCAGATGGGTGAGCGCAAAAGCATGGACACCGCAGAGGAAGCCGTCGGTTACTTCTATGAGTGCATTATGAATGGCCAGTGCATATATAACTACGAGAGGTTTTGCAAGAAGATTATGACCGACATAAAGAAGAAAGGAAAATATGGCGAATACTGGCATAGGCTGGTAAAACCTGTTAAAATAGATGTTGAACAATTAAATTTGGATTGCTTATGGGAAAGGTACAAAGTAACACAACTCAGAAAGTAAAACTACACGGGAGGGGCCGCAGAGCCCTCCCCGCGTGGGACCTCCGAAAGTTTAACTAAAAGAAGAAAATGGAATCACTATTAGACAATCCACAATTCAAGCAGCGCGAGGCTATGTACGACGCTGCGCTTAAAGCAGGGCTATCTGTTGTTAGCCGTGAGAAGTGCGCCATCATCTGCGCTATGCTCCTGGTATGGGGCAATCATGAAATGTTCACACATCACCACCGCCTTGTCTGCGAACTGCGTTATGCACAGAAGCGGTTCCATATCGAGGGTAGCGAAAGTCCCGACCCCGACTTTACCGCCCTGCTCCAGTCGTATGTCAGTCAGCTCGAACTCATGCAGCAGCGTGAAGACCGCGTGCCCGACCATATAGACCAGATGTTTCAGGAACGCTACGGATTTCACTTTAACAAATGAAATCCTCCCTTGACAAAGAGTAATGAAAAATGTTTTTTTAGAGAAATGAAAGAATGAAGAAATGAGAAAATGAAAGAATCAATTTGCGACTTTAATACCTTTTGGAATGCCTACGCCCTGAAACGTGACAAGATGGCGGCAGAACGTGCCTGGAAGCGTCTGTCAGTAAAAGACCAGCGTGCGGCACTCGACGGCATCGGGGCATACCGCAACGTTTGTCAGCGCGACGGCATACGCATGTGCTACCCACAGGGCTATCTCAACGGCCACCGCTGGGAAGATGATACGACACCGATAGAGTCCCCTACCCCTCAACCTGCCAACGACACTATCGCAACACCACCGCCCACAAAGGATACGGATATCATGGAGATATGGTGACTTATGGTTAAAGGTTAACGGTTAACGGTTAAAGGTTATAGAATAATTTTCAATTCTCAATTATCAATTTTCAATTAAATAAATGTTTGGAAGAAAGCACAAAAACCTGCAGCCGTGGTTGGATTACTTCAAGGTGCTGCAGAAGTATCAGGAGAGTGGCTACCTGGAGGTGAGACCCAAGGAACATGAGGCATACATCACCCGTGCTGCTCTCTACACCCTCGCATGGGGTGAAGACACTAATCTCTACGACAACAGTCTGCCTGCCAGTGTTAAGCGCCTGCAGGACATTGCCAAGGTGGTACGCCACATACGCACCTACTGCGGCTGGAGACAGCAGGATGGTTACGAATATCTCCTAAAGCCCTTTGCCCTGCATGTGGTGAAGGAAGAACATCCTCATGATCTTGTCTATACTCTGCACCTCTCCCGCCGTCACGTGTGGTGGAAGCTGTGGATGTGGCACGATAAGTTTGAATTTATCCCTTATGAGTAAGACCCCTTTGCGAATGAAAACAAAAACCTAAAAAACCCCTGCCATCGGCACTGGTCTTGTTCAGACCTTGCAGCGCTTCAAGTAATTGTGCCATCGTGAGCGAGCTCCCATGTCACCCTTCCTCGAATCTCTGCACCTTCCTTACAGTAAGGCAGTGCCTTGTCAGGAAAAACCCGCTCCTTCCAGTCGCTAAAAAAACAGATTGTGCATCAGACTGACTCAACAGTAGAATGAAAGAACGCAAGCAGAGGTTTTTTCTGCGTCAGCAGGGTTTTTCTTTTGGAAAGTTTAAACTTCCGTTAGGATAGGTCGTGATATCGGCAGGAAGATGGTGGAAGTTTACTTACGACCACATTCATGACGATAGCAGAGTATAAGCACGACAGTGCTGAAACTTTCAAAAAGGGTTTTCTTGGTTTTTGTTTATAAAAGAAAAAATTATGAGTAAGCATTATTACCGCGTGGCGGAGAACATGGACTCCGTGCCACTGCGTGACCACCTCGAACACGGGTTTGAGACAAAGTATCAGTTCCGCGATGCCGTGCGTCTGCTCCTTAACCGCTGGCATGGCCGTGAAGGTGAGGGCATAGGCATCAAGAACAATTTTGTCCTGTTACATTTCTGCGATAGTCTTGGCGGGCTGCATGAAGAGGCATGGCTGCCGGACTTCCTGCTGACCCCAATACCGCCGCCGAAGTACTTACGTTCCGAGGAGCGTGACGAGACCGAGGAGGAGATAGACAAAGCCTTTGGATTTTGAGTTTCAGGCTCCATGTCTCAGGTAGGCTGGCACATGAGCCTTAAAGCAAAGACCGCTATCCTCACGGACTGCGGTCTTCTTCGTTTCTAATCTAACCAAAAAACTAACCTAAATACCTTTAAAAGGCTAAAACCTTCAAAAACATGTATGAAAAAAACTAACTGCTGTAAAATCTTTACTGCTCTTTAAATTCTTCTTTATGGACTTCAGGGCCGAGGTCTATGTCGAAGTGCCTCTCCGTCTTGTCTATCAGCACCTTCGCCAGCATCTTCCACAGCCTTGCGTGCTTGTCGCCCGGCAGACGGCATGATGCCTTGTTCTCTGCAATGCTCAGTGCCTGCTCCGCGCAGACTACGGCAGCTGCAATATAGCTGAATGGTACGCTGACGTGTACGAAGACCCAACGCTCGCAGCAGAATGCCAGGATGATGATTATCATGCGCTCGATGAGCGTAGGTATGACGGACCTGAATTTATAACTGACGAACTTCGCCTGCTCGCGCTTTACCTTGTCGGGATAGACCTTATGTACTCGCTTGTCTAACTCGAAAGCTGACCAAGCATCGTATAACACAAAGAGGAATGCTACTGCCAGCAGCGGGAATGCGGGGGCAAACTCGCCTATCACCCATCCGAGGAGACCTCCTAAGGTAAGGCATATCCACTCTGTCCATGTCACGCCTGCCATCGCTTGCATAAATTCATTGTATGATGCGGCAATAGCCGCCAAGAGTTTTATAACCATCGTTTCTATCTTGTTTGCCTGCAATATAGTGTTTCATCTTTCCAACTTCAAGGGCAAAAGATAATTATGAATTATGAATTGTGAATTATGAATTAAAAATCGTTTCATCCTTCCAGTCCAAGGGTGACGGTGAACTCTACACTCTCTAATTGCTGTTTGCTCCGGTCATAGATGCTGACACTTTTTTTTGCAGGCGTAACCGTTACAGGTACGAACATAGCCTTGTCAGCGCCCGGGCCCCTGTAGAGCATCCACTTCTGACGAGCAGGCAGAAACTCTATTGTCCACCACTCCAACCATTCGCGTGTCTGCTTGCCTGATGACATACTCCAACTCCTCCTGCCGCCTGCCGATATTGTCATCAGCGAGCGTGACGGCTTGAACGTAGGCCGCTCCACACGGGAATACTCTGTTGTCTCGGCAGTAATGCTCAATGCCTCCTTCATCAGTGCGCTACATGTCTCTACTGCTCCACGTCGGTTGACGAACAGGAAGTCTATATACGGCTGGCTGTCGCGCAGCACGAGTGGCGCATGACCCTTGTAGTAGCGAGGGTTCAGACTGTTTTCCGGATCGTCTGGGGCAGGGAATACTCCAGCCGGATAGAAGATGCTCTTTGTACCCTCTTTTGCTACGTCAGCCCATGACGTTATGCTGTTGCTCCCCACCCGTTCCGGAGAGCTTGTCGGCTTGGTGCTGGCATCACCGTTACGAGGGCCTTTGTGTTCCCAATAAGAGGCGTCGGCATACTTCTTGTCATGCTTAGCCTCTATAACCATACTCCTCTCCCACTCTGTCAGTCCGCCTATCAAACACTGACCTCCGGGGATGTCGGTATTACCGAGAGAGTCCTCACACTGCGTCTGTACGAAATTCCCGTCGCTTGCCAGGTATTCTGTCCATATACGCAGGATATAGGCACGGTACTTTCTGTAACCCTCGCTGCCGATGTCGCCTCCCTCTGTTGCCACGTGTCCGGCATAGTCGTTTGCGTCTGCCGCCTCCTGTGCTGCAGCCACCTCCTTGCTGAAGTCATATCCGCTCCAGATGGTATGCAGCGCCGACGATATGTCGAAGCTGATGGAGGTCTGTCCGCCCGTGTCGGCACGGAAGTCACCCACCGTTATCTTCTCTGGCTCCTGACCGCCTGTGTCCTTCAGCCATACCACCTCTACGCGGACTACCGTAAACGGACTACTGACAGGGTCGCCCCAGTACAGTCCACTGATATCTATCACTACCGGTGCGTCGGCGAAATAGGTGTGACCCTTGCCGAACATTCCCGAAACTGTTACTACGTTTGCCATCTTAAATCATTGAACATTGAAAATTAAATATTGTTTTGGGGTAAAAGGTTTATGGATGAAGGGTGAAAGTTTAATACCAACATCCCCACAAATAAACCTTATTCCTTCGTCCTTCTTCCTTCCTCCATATCACCATTCCCCTTTCATCCATCAAATATACATTATCTCCAGCGTGACGGGTCCGAGGCCCGTCTTTTTGCTGACTGTGTATTGTATCTTGCGGACATAGCCCGTCACATCGCCGATGCGTATGCGCTTGGTCTTGTCGATGGAGAGCAGCTGCGCCAGCGTCATGTTCACCTTCTTGGTAACGATGCGGGCATTACGAATCCAGTAAGAGTATTCCTTATAGAACTGATCCATCAGTCCCCTGCGCCGCAGATTCGGGTTGGTGATGTCCGCTACGAAGCGCGGATTGCTTGCACTCTCCGGCTTCTTTGGGTCGAAGTCCGGGTTTTGCTTCTCCGCACGTAGTTTTAGAGAGAGATTGACACCCCAACTGTTGCCGTAGTTGTCACAGGTGTCAGGATGGTCAACAACACTATTTCCGGGCACAGTCTCCCAATAGTCATTACCCTCATTTTCTTCGTTGTCATTATTGTAGTATATAAAGGAATCAAATCCGCTGCTACGCATTACGCCAAATTGTAGTCCTATCTCCGCTTTGTCAAAAGGAGTACCGTCATTGCCCTCAAAACTATAATTGTCCTGAAGAGAGGCTTTGTAGCCTTCTTTGAGAAACACTTCTCCGCTCGCTTCAATACGATAAAACTCTTGATTTATGGTTAATTCGAGTTTATCTATTTCTGATTTGGCATATTTTTCAACCTGTTCACTCCAAGCATTATGTAGCATATTATAAAGTTCATCCAATTTGTTTTCTGTTTCTTGCCTGCCAGCGGCATAAGTCCAGACGGCTATCCCAGAATTTACAGTAAACCTTGTTGTTGAAGTATGACATGCTATAGGAACTTCTTCACCTGGTACTTTCATATCGCCGCTGAATAATACTGCGTATGTGCCATCAACGTCGTTCATGATAAGTGGTTTGGCGGGTATGGTGACGGTCTGTATGGTATCGTCCTCTCCGTCGCAGTTACCGTCTTTAGCATCTGCAAAGCCTGCGACTTCCATCAGTACTGGATACAGAACGGCTTCATCTTCGTCAATCTTTATGCGGTAGGCGTTGCCATTGTTAGGAGTGAGGTAACACGTCTTGTTAAACGATGTTACACACCTATCCTTTATTTGCTGATAGGTCTTGGAGGTGTCGAGACGACTCCAGTCACTGTAGTTATAGGTGGTGTCATCATCGCTGCCGCCGTATGTCATCACGAAACCTCTTATCTTGTTTTCCGTTTTCTGCTCTTCTATCACCTCGCACTCTATGTTCTGCACCTCTTTGTTTTGAAAGATATTACGCAAAAGAATTATGCGCACTTTTGTATAGTCTTTGTCGAACAGAAACCTCACGCCAAAAGCCGCTTCTACAGACTTGATTATCTCCGAGGCATCAACCTTGGGATAGTTCTCTCCTGTAGCATAAGCCTTGTAACCGGTTAAAGGTGATTTGTATGTATAAGAAACATCCCCTATGGAAACTTCGGCATATACCTCTTGCGTTCTCTGGCCATTCATTTTTATTTCATCCAATCGTACTAAGCCACCGTCACTATCGTATGGAAAAATTTCACCATCATTTATAAGAAAATTATTGGGAAAAGAATACATTCCATAGTGTTCACGTTCAGGAGTACCAGGTGCAAGTTCGTCCTTGTCGTTGTCGGTATCCATTTCTTCATAGAAGCAACCGAGGTTGGCAAGGAACACGCGTCGCAGACCTTCAACATTCATCATCTGGTTTTCCTCTACGTGAATACCTTTGTCCAAGAATAGGCGGTCAAGCCAGTAAAGGAGGAAAAAGTTAGGAGCATTATTATAGCGTGTCTCCACGTCGCCGCCATTCGTTGTGTTTAATCCGCTTCCAAGACGGAGATAATAACCGCGTACTTTTTCTTCTTGTTTATCTGCATTAAGAACCTTTTTCTGATAACACACATTGATGTTACAGCACGGGTAGGCAGCATCGTAAGGATGATCCACGTTGGTGCGGTTTATTTCAACTCTCATACCTGATGAATCTGTAACAACGCCCTTTGACAATACCAGTTTCGGCCACCGTGCAGTATAAGAACTTGAATCTATGCTACCCGAAAAATCAGCCCATCCTTCTTCGACAATATGCTTGTTATCTGTTTTGACAGACATTGATCTAAAAGTTATCTTACCTGATGCTTGGGCACTTATTGTCCTCTTACGGTTCAGCGCAATGCCTATCACCACGTCGCCTACGCTGACATCCTGAGCACTCATGCCCTCAATCATATCGTCGAAAGTCTTGTGGCCGCTCTCCAGACTGACAGACACATCACCGTTCTCCTTCACGTCCACCTCGTCACCGAGTTTCAGGTAGCCCAGATATATTGGCAGACCCTTTACCCACAGACGGGCGCGGCGGTGATCGATCTGCTCATGCAGACGGCCTCCGTGTATATCTCCCGTAGTGCCGAAGATGTGGGCATTGGCAAAGACATTCAGCGTAAACGAGAAGCTCCATACGTCACCGCTGGCGAATATCTCGCTGGTGTCGGTGATGCTGATGCTTGCGCCCTCGTCAAGAGTGGCGAACTGACTGCCTGTGCCTTCGAGGTCAAATATTTCGAGAGCAAGATTATTTTCCATAAGTTTTTTATTCTGCAAAATAGTGTGCGCACCTCGCGTTTGCAAGGGCAGTAGTTGCCCTTGATTTTAAAGAGACGCGAACGTATTTTGGGGTTAAGTTTATAGGAGAATATAATTCTTCACTCTTCACTCTTAATTCTTAACTTCAGAAGCATGCGCACTTCACCAACTCACTACATTACTCCATCGAGCATTGAGATTACACCCAATGCCAATAACTCGTATAACGACCTCGCAGTATATATAGCACCTGTGACAGACATCAAGGTCTATTGCCCCCGTCTTGGGATAGGCACTGCCAACGGCACCTATAGCGTATGGCAACTGTATGGCAGGAACCGCCGTCTTGCCGACAGCATAGAAAGCTATGCGAGCACAAAGCCCCACACCATCTATGCCCGCCTCTCTAAGACCGACATCAGAGACGGCTACATCGTATTCACTCCCAAGCAGCAATACAACAACGAGTGGTACGACAAGTACAGTTACATCACCAAAGACGGACTCAGCATAAGCTATAACCCAAGCGTCCCAGGCAGCGAGCCCGGAGTAGTGGATAACGACACATACTGGTACGTGAAGCTGGGCGAAGTAAGCGCTGCAGACAGTACCAACCAGCGTGCCGTTGACCTCGATACCGGTATCCTTGGCACTGACCAGTGGAACTCTGAGTGGGCTCTCAACCCCGATGCCCTGCCGCTGAGGATAGACATGAATTATATGCTTGGCACTATCCTCGGCGAGGAATGGACTGCCGATGTACGCTATGTGCGCTGGGAACAGGTGCTTCATGTCAATGCAAAACTTATAGAAGGTTGGACGGGAACAGACATTACACACTTCCACCATTGGGAGATAACCCGCAATACCGGCAGCGATGCAGATAACACTTGGAATGCAGCGCATACAGACATCAGGACGACAGAAACGGATTTATATCTTGCTCACACTCGCGGCCAGGGTGATGACTTTAACGGAATGTTCTCTGCTATCTTTACCTTTACGGCGTATGAGAAAAATCCTGACTATACTGAAGGTTCGGAACTGCCACAATACATACCTCTCATCTCCAGTACCTTCTCTGTAATGGCAGAGCCAGTGGAGAGTTACGAGCTGGAGGTGTCATCAGAAACCGTAACGTATAATCCTCAGACGGGGGAATATGTACCAGCCATTGAATACGACGAGCAGACGCAAACGTATTCCACAGACTCTGGCGTGACAGTACGTGTCAGGGCCAAAGATGCTGACGGCAATATCTTTTACCCAACCAATGAACAGATCAAGGCTATTGACCTGCACGTCTATTACCAACCGATAGATGACACCAATGATCCAACAGAGCTCGACCTAACTAATGGTAGCGGCACTCTGCCTTCTGCCCCATTCCTTGCAGGCAAGGGGGTAAACACATGGCTGCAAGTAGGCGAATGGCAGCCAGAACCAGAAGAAGAGGGCGATAACATCATCCTCACTAACCGTACCATTACCTATATACGTTTTGGCGCAAAAGGCGACACCCCTATCAACTGCTACAGGTGGTACAAAGAGGGCCTTACACCAGCAAAGCCTACAGCCACCGACAGCGACGAACCGGCCCCTGCAGAGACCGACCATAGCGGTGCAGACAAAGTATCTCCTCTCGGCAATTGGAGCAGCACCGTTCCTGACCGTCCTTCTACGGGCGAGTGGCTGCTGTGGATGTGCAGCAGCATACGTCATGGTGACAATACACGCGATGCATGGAGCGGCCCGGTCTGTATCAGTGGCATTAAGGGAGAGCCTGGCGCAGATGCGGAAGACAGGGAGTATATCTATAAGAGACTGAATACTTATCCGTTTAGCGGAACCGTCCCTGCAAGCATCAATACGGGTACAATTCCCGACCCTGAGCATCAGGGCCAGCGCATCAGCAGTAACGACAAGACAAAGAATGACTGGGTGCCCGACGACTGGAGCGACACTGCTATGCCTGCAACGAGCAGCGAGAAATATGTGTACATCTCTATCCGTATCAAAGAATCTGGGCAGCAATGGGGCGCGTTCTCTTCTCCTGTGCTGTGGACCAACTGGGGAGTACAGGGCGCTGACGGTGACGGCGTGCAATATCTGTATAAACTGTTCAACCACGAACTTACCGATTCTGAACGAGACAGCCTTAAACCGTCCGGCGCAACATTCAATGACACCACAAAAGAGTGGGAATGCGACGGTTGGGATGACGACCCATTGGCTCCGACAGAGGAAATGCCATTCTGCTATTGCTCAGTAATACAAAGGATAAACGGCACATGGGGTGGCTTCGGCAAACTGGGACTATGGTCGAAGTGGGCAAAGGATGGCGAAAGCATAACAAAGCAAAGCGAAGAGTATCGCTATGCTGTAACTATCGACACAGTACAGCCTATTCAGGACGGCAGCCCGACAGGAGATGCTGACCTCAGTAAATGGTACGAGAGCAAAGACAGGGTATTGCCGCTATGGACTGCAGGCAGATATTTCTGGACGAAGACCATCATCACATGGAGCGACAACAGCAAGACCAACCTATACTCCTCAGAGCGTAACCCTAATGACGGTCAGCCTGGTCAGGATATTATCGTCGATGGTGCTACCGTGATGAAGTATGCTGTAAGCGATAGCAACGCCGTTCGACCTACTCAATGGTTTGACTACGATAATATCAAGTCGCAAATTGTTCCAGGCAAATGGCTGTGGAGTCAGGCAACGACAAACTACAAAAAGGCTGATGGCTCAGGAAGCGCTGGTTCTTCTGTCAACTATAACGTATCATACATCGGCACGGATGGCGAGAACGCGCAATACATATACCTAAAGGGTACAGCGCGTGACATCAATTCTGCTGAGACCGATACTCAGCCATGTGAAGTAAAGGTAAACGGTGGAAGTAATCTTGTCACATTATATCAGCGTGGACTTAACCTTGTCACTATTAACAGGCAGACACTGGCAAAGGTTGAAGAAGCACATTACGACACCTACGGAGAAGCGGTGGGCAGCCAGCAGGCGTTGAATCCAGGCATAACCGACCTTATAGCGAGACTTAACAGTCTTGACGATAGTGTATTTGTATGTCTTGTGAGCTTTGATGCTATTGGCTGGCAGCGTCCGGCAGATGTGACAGCAGGCACATATCCTCTTATCACAGCCCTTCAAGGCTATGGTATGAGCGACTTGCCATACACCGCTGCAGGCCGCTATCCATTCCTGTTCATAGGATACAAGAACCTCGGCAAAGGAAATGGCCACACAAGGATGCGTAACATTGGGGCCTATACTGACGTTGTAGAACTGGCAGCGTATGTAGCCAATGGTGCCCTGACCCTCAAAGACGGCAAAGACGGCAAGGATGGTAGGAGCATTGTTAGAGTTACGGAGTATTACAAGGCAAGCAATCTTGATGGCAGCGATGCGCAGCACAGTGAAACAGCACCTGCTGACGGACAGGAGTCTGCACAAGGCTGGAGTACCGATCCTAATCTTGCTGACAAGCCTGCTGCCGAGCGATGGAATGAAGCCAATAAATATCTGTGGAATTATGAGAAGGTAGAATACAGCAGCGGTGTTACTGTTGAGCGCACTACACCACAGATACTCGCTATATGGACGAAGGACGGCGCAGCAGGCCGTGGTATTGATACTATAGTAAACAAGTATAAGGTGACTGACAGCAACGACACCCCCCCAGACCGTGAGCATGAGGGTGGAACTGGCTGGAGAAACAGCCCTGTCGCTCCAGGGCAGGGGCAATACCTGTGGAACTATGAAATTATCACATGGGTAAATGGCGCACCACCAACCACCTATACCGATGTCCAGCAGATAGGCTATGCGGGCACAGACGGAACGAGCGTAGAGGCACAGTATGCGCCCAACAGTAGCCCGTCTGCCCAAGATATACATACCACTTTTCAGACAGGAGATAAGTATATGCGCACCCGCACTACTGGTGGCTCATGGAGTGCATGGCAGAAGATTGTCGGAGAGGACGGTAAGGATGGTGAGAATGGCAGTGATGGTGAGAACGGCGACTATATAGATTCATCGTTCAACATCAGTGACCTGCTTACAGGCGTTGATGGTTCAACGCCATCGTCTCATCTGGGCTATCAGCAGTGGCAGGATGGACCCGTACCAACAACGAACGCTATGCCTTACCTGTGGTGCAAGCAGGTAAAGCATTCCTTCACCGGCGGCAGCGAAACCGTAGGCACACCGAAATATTTCCGCATGACAGGCGAAGACGGTAAGGACGGAACAAGTCCTGTCTTCGCCGACATCGACAATGAAATGGATTCTGTGGCATGTGACAAAGAAGGCTTTGTTGTTAGTGAACAGGATGTAGAAACCCATGTGAGCATGTTCAGAGGCAATACCCTGATGACAGGTTTATCAATCACATCTATTGTCAGAGAGGATACAGAAGAAACCTTTACCGCTGATTACTATGGCGGCAGCACTTGGGCTGAATGTAGGGATATGTCAAGCCTGAAAATTAAAGTGTCGTATGAAAACAACAGAGCCACCATTATCTTCAGATTCCTTAATGACGAAGGTGAAAGTGTTAATAATGTCGAGCACTTCACTATCAATGCAAGTGCAGGAGGCGAATCAAAGCAACTGACGTTTACTGTTAACGGTGTTCGACCTGGAGCCGATGGAACCAATGCCGTATTGTATAGCCTTAACCCGTCGGCTTCGGAGATTGTCAAAAAGAAAAACGGCGGCACAGAACCAAACAGCAACATCACTTGCTCCGTCATCAAAACCGATGGCAACAGCAGGACAGCGGTCACAACAGGTTTTGTGCTGAAGACATACGTTGACGGCGTTCTCAGAATGAACGGCCCTGTTAACCCTGCCGATGTAAATACCGGCATAGTGTATGAGCTGTATGTGCCAAATACGAGCGGAGTACTCGTTGACAAAGAGACTATCCCTGTTGTCACCGACGGCACCGACGGAACAAGCATCATTGCGCAGTATAGTGCTGACGGCTCCAACTGGCATTCACCTTTCCAGACTGGCGATGTCTGGATGCGCACATCTGAAGATGGTACGACATGGGGTGCTGCCATGAAGATTGTCGGAGAGAACGGAAGTGAAACAGACTACTCATTTGGCATTTCGCAATATAAGACTACAACCAACGCAGAGACCGCACCAAGCGATATTACCACATGGAGTGACAGCCCTATAGAAGTAACTACTGCCAAGCCATACCTGTGGTCAAAGGTTGTGAAAAAGGATGGAAGCGGTACTGCAAGTAGCACAAGTTATATCCGGCTGACAGGCGAAAAAGGCATGGATGCCATAAGGGGATATGCCGACTACTTGTACAGCAAGGATGACCAGGGCAATAATCGCCCTGCTGCATCGGCAAGCCTGCTGGGGAAGATAGACCTCCTTTCCTATAACAGCAGTAGTCAGTACAGAATTGCCGTCTGCGAAACTGATGGCTCCAGCGGCTACGTATGGAAGGGTTATGGCGAAAACGATTATCCTGACGGCACAATGTTTGTCTGCAGGTTAGACAACCACCTCTATCGCGCCACTGCCAACGGCTGGCAAGATGAAGGCCGCTTCAAGGGCGACAATGCTGTGGTATATAAGATAGAGTTCACCGACAGCACCTTTGCATATAACCCGAATACGGCAAGAAATATTGTTGACATCCGAGGCATTGTCTATAAGGCTGACGGAGGTAATACCACGGTGTTTACGGGGCTAACTATGGAAATGCTGGAACTATACTTTGTGTTAGAAAATGGCAATCGAGAGAGAATCGATCCTAATCCAGACATTATTACTATTAACAATGGAGCCTTCTCCACAAACAATCGTAATGGTCGCGCATGGAACGGTGAGAAAACTTTCCTTGCTATTTTGAAAATAGACGGTAAGCAGGTGGCCGACGCTAACATTCCGAAAGGGGTTTATGGAACAGACGGAGCGCCTGGCTCTCGCGGTAAGCGTGGCCGCTCATACTATTACGCACAGCCGTGGGAAAATGATTCTTTTGCTTATCTTGTCAATGATTCGGTAGCCCCATATTTTGAGTATTTGGGAGAGTATTACGTTTACAACCCTGTAGGAGATGTGAATGATTCCATTTCCATGCACGATATGGGAACGCCGAGCACATCAAATCCTAATTGGGAACAAATGCAGAGCAAGTTCAAGTACCTTATTACCGAAGCTATATTTGGTAAATTTGCTAATTTTGGGGCATTTATTATAAACGACCCTTGGTTGTTTTCCAAGTCGGGACAATGGAAGGGGGAATCTGCCGATGTTGATTCTACCATTAACTACGATTTGTGCTACTGGGAAGGTCTAACGGGGTATGCAGACAAAATAAATAACGCCCCCATCCTAACGTTTATAAACGACAATCCAAGCATAAGCGGAGAATCTTTAATAGATGATGAAACTCTTCGTACACAGCCTATATATTTTCCATACGGAGAGGATTCGGAAGATTTCCCACCTATAACACTACCTGCTAACACCATACTTACAATTACTGCAAGGTGCAAGGATTGTGCAAAAGTGAATTTATGCAAAGTAATTGCCCCAGACGATGTTGACTACCCTGTAGAATTAACCACAATATTTTCACCGGACACACAAGGTTATCAACGAGCGTCTTGCCAGTTCGCAGTAAGGGATGAGGGAGAATATAGAATAAGATTTGACAAATCCAATGATGCAAATAGTTGCTACGTTGCTTGGTTTAAATTAAATACATGTTATTTCTTGCCCAACTTCGCTGTCAATGGTGACAACGGAAAAACCGCGCTTAACAACGCTTATGGCGATTTTAATGGTGACATAAGAGGGGATTTTTGTTACTTCGAGTCTGGAACAATTCAAAGTGCTAATATTGGGAGAAAGATTCATATAGGGGATGCTTACGGGGGTTCTGGTACGTGGTTTGACTTTTCCAAAGATACTTTTGACATTCATAAAAATTCTTATGTACGCATGGTTAAGCATAACGGCAGTCAACTTGTTCCTATGGGCTATATATATGTCGATAGCGACAATATAGTTAAATTCAGAGAATCCAGAACAATGTTTGGATATTACAAACAATAATTTTATTCTTTTATATTTTTCCATAAATCTTTTTCACGCAAAAAAACAACAATATAATATATGAACAACTGTAAAGAATTTATCCTCGACGACCTGATGGCGATTACCGCCATTCCGGTAACAGACCACAGCCCTATGTCCGAGTACGATATAGGGCTTTTTGTTTCCTAACGACTAACATTTCACATCCTGTCCGAGGCGGCGGATTATCCTTTCTACCTTGGATTTGCTGATGCAGTGTGTCATGGAGAGTTGCATGATGACAAATCTGTACTTAAAACCCTTCCGGCGCATCTCCCTGTATTCCTCGTACAGGTCGATGTACCTCCAGTCACCCTCTTTGACGCCATAATCTGACATCGTTTTTAACACTTCTTTACCGAATCTGATAATTTTTACAATTTTCATCGTGCAAAAATTTGTTTGTTTGAAATAAAATAACTAATTTTGCACCCAGTACCACTACTTTAGAATAAATATAATTAGCCTAATCACAGCGATAAAGGGAAATTATCTCCCCCGACAGCTGCGGTTAGGCTTTTAATATAATAAGTTGGTGGTACTTCTTATTGTAATGTCGGGGGATTTTTTATTTCCACCCCGACATGGAAATCAACTCATAGGCACGATAAGTTGCATGCCCATAAGGCATTGTATTTTGAAGCTGGCGGATGTCTTGGCCCCGTCACGCTCTACGCTGCATTGGTATGTATCTTCGGTGACAGGAACGAAAGCCCTGTTGCCGCCACGAAACATCAGCAGCAGATGACTTGGTGTGCGTTCCAGTGTAAGCAGATGGTTCCACACTTCTGCATCGCGGTCATCAACCTCACAGGATACGCTGACTGTATGCAGCCGACCTGCCACGCTGTCAGACACATCGTCCTTCGCCTTACCTGACATACGCTTGATGGGGATGAGTACACCGTCTGTCGTTGCTGGCTGCCTACCAATGACAATGGCATTGTCCATAGTTGGATTGAAGTATTCTGCAGGAATGGTAGGCGTGAGTCTGTTGACAGGCGAGTCAGGGTCGCCTGCTGATATATCGCTGACGGGTATGGCAGTAATGGCCATAAGGTCGTCGAGAACAAATTCCTTACAATTAGTCATAGCGCTACTTCTTTTGTTTTGGGGTTCTCTTTTTCTTTGTGGCGGCTTTCTTTTTTTCGATATCCCGCGACTCCGTTATTTTGTTATTACGAGCGCCGCCCTCGTAATTACGAAATCGCTCCCACAACTCCTTAATCTTCTCCGGCATGGTCGTTGCCGTTGCCACAAAGTTATTGCCATAGCGCATATTCACAGGTCCGGTAATGGCAAAGTCCGGCAGCAGTATTGCCGTATCTTCCTGCTCAATGTCTATGAGCGTCAGACGGTCGCCAAAAGGTTTATTCTTCAGCCATGCGAAGATATAGTCAGACTTTTCCTTCTCCAGTTTGGCAATGATGGTAAGGTGACTGATAGCATCCACCTCTCCCCTACCATCCATTCTTGCCCATTTCTTGCGCATCCATCTGTCAATAATCTCCGCAGCCTGGTCAGGTAATGTCGGTGCTATAATCATCATCTCTACACCGTTGTATCGTGCCAGCAGTGGCCCCAGCAACTCCGTTAGACTCAGGTCGCCGTAGCCCTTGAAGTCCATCGTGCCGCCTTTCGCAATGGCGTTGCGCAACTCTCGTAAATGTCTCTGTGAGCAACAAGGTTCAATCAAGTGCATAACTCGATTTCTCTAAACTATAAACTGTAAATTGTAAACTAATAACCGAGGCTCAGGCTACCTAAGCCCGAGCCTCGGTTTTATAAAGATTGTGGTGATGCTTACTGAGCGTCAGCCTGATTGATTTCGCCGTAGAACTTAACGGTATCATAAACCTGGAAATCACAGGAAACAGTAAAAGTTACACCGTGATCGTCCTGACGTGCGGCGCCCGTGTCGGAAGCGCGGCTCCAAGAGATGTCGCCCTGTGGGTTGCCGACAACCAACCACTCTGTGACAGGATTACTGCCACCTGTTGGATCCTTCTTGATACCAGTTGGGAAGAAAGCGAGGAAGTTACCGTCGAGGTTAGACAGTGTGCGAGAGAGTACGGCCATCTCGTCGATGCCTATCTCTACACGGCCAGTACCAGTGACGGTGTTACCCTTACCAGAACCGTTGTCCTCAGAAGTCACCTGACCAGTCTGATTCTTGAAGTCCACGCGGTAGCCCTTCAAAGTTGTGCCAGAGCCTGTTGGAATAATGTTGTACTGGTTCTTCTCCTCATTGATCTCCACGCTATCAATGAAGCCGTCCTCACTTGTCATATCGACAGCGTTGGCGAAAGGAACAATCATGCAATAGTTCGATACGCCAGCGGGGTTTTCCTTACAGGCGTTTGCGCCTTTCAGGACGGAATTAAAATTGCAAGCCATAATTCTAATTTGTGTTTGTGTTGTTGTGAAAAATAATCAGTAAGAAAAGTCAGAGGGCAGGGCTTTCAGGGGCCTTCTTACTCACCCCGCAGCACCTCCGATGCGAGAGAACTACGCAGTCTCGAACTGTGCGACGAGGTTCTTCACGCCGCCGCCGAACTCGTAGTTAAGTGGGTTGTCAGTGAAGTTCTTCTGACCGTCGCTCCAGCCCACGAATTTGAAGCCAGTCTGTGGAGTAGCAGTAACCTGAATGATGTCGCCGTCAGCGTAAAGGTCCTTCTGACCGCTGGTGATAGCAACAGTACCCTCGTTCTCGTCAGCACTGGTGACAGTGAAGATGTCAGCAATGTACTGACCAGGAGTCCAGTCGTAAGTGTTGACTGCGTCGTTGCAGGCGAAGTACATTGGGTCGTAATCACGGATACGTGTTGTGGCAGCAGAGTTAATCTGGTAGCCAATGATTGACAGGTCGTCGTTGGTCTGGCCGATACGGATGTTTGCCTTACCCTCGCGAACGTCACAGATGAACTCCAGGATGTCCTCGCGGCAGGTAGCAATGAGCTGACCGCCGGTACCCATAGCAGCTGAAGTCTTCAGCGTCAGGTTAGGCATCTCGGCAAACTTCCAGTTATTCTCCAGGATAGTCGGAGAAATCTGTGGGAAGGTAAGCATGTAACCCTTCACAGCCAAGCGGCAGAACTCGTCAGAAGCGAGGATAGTGAGCTTGTTCTCTGGCTTCTTCATGTGAGGATGAAGAGCAGCGTAGAACTTTGTCAGCAACTCGTAAACCTCTACAGGAGTCAGGGCAACAGTATTGCCGCCAACGATCTTTGTCAAACCACCGGTCATTATCAGGTTGCGGTTGGCAACGCTGATAGTACCGTCTGTACGCTTCTGTGCAATGAGAGTGTAGAAACCATCGAACAGAGAGAGACCCAGCTTCACCTGATTTGCAGGAATGTCCTGCAGGTTACGGTTAGCCTTGTTACCGAAGAAGATATTGAAGCGGACGTCCTCTGCGGCACGACCTGCAATCTCCTCCATGTTCTTACGAGACATGACTGCCTCGTCAGCGGCGTTAACCACGTTGAATGGGCCCTTCTCACGGTAGCGCTCGATAGAGTCCTCTGCCTTGATGTAGTAAGGCTCAACCTTTGCAGGGTTGTCCACAATCTTAGCAAGCTGTGAGTTCTTCACGTTGCCCACACGATAAGGACGTGCCACAAGGCCCTTACGGTTGAAAATCTGACAAACGTCGATATTCTCAACGTCTGTTGTCACCATGATACCGAGATTACCGAACATGGCATCGTCGAGCAGGTAAGCCTTGGCCACCAGTTCCTCATGGATTTGCTCTTTGACATGCTGGATGTCAGAAATGTTTAGTGCGTAAGCCATAGTTGTGTTTGTGTTTGAATGAGTGAATAAAAACTGTTAATTGTGTTGTTTGTCTGTTGTTACTTCTGTGCCTGGCGTTCCTTGGCTACCTCGCGACAGTGCTCGTAGGTCATGTTCTCGCGGGTGATGCGCTTCTGGTGTACCTTCGGAGCGTCGCCTATGCCGTTGCCGGCTGGGATGCCTGCCTGCTCGTTAGTCATAGAGCCTGGCTTGCCCGCCAACTCCTTGACTTCTGCCTGAAGATCAGCGACCTGCTTGGTGAGTGTCTCGATAGTAGCGTCCTTCTCTGAGAGTTGAGAGTTAAGAGTTGAGAGTTGAGAGTTAGCATCGTCACGCTCCTTTGTAAGTGTTTCGATAGCTACTTCCTTTGCCTTAAAGTCTGTCTCCTTCTCTTCGGCAGCAGCCTTCAGTTCAGCAATCTCTTTGTCCTTGTCGGCAATCATCTGCTCTGCGTTGTGCAGGGTCTCGCTGATCTTGTCGATTTCGGCCTGAGCGTTCTCGATAGTTGCACCGTCAGAGCCTGCGCCCTCTCCGGCACCTTCGCCAGTCCCTTCTGTACCTGTTCCTTCGCCAGTACCCTCGGAACCAGTACCCTCGGAACCAGCACCTTCTCCAGTACCTTCAGAACCAGTGCCTTCGCCTGTTCCTCCTGTACCAGCACCTTCTCCAGTACCTTCGCCAGTACCTTCAGTGCCTGCACCTTCAGTGCCTGCACCTTCGCCTGAACCATTTCCGGCACCTTCCTGTGTACCTTCATCGGTTCCATCAGCAGCGGGAGCTTCAGCCCCTTGGGTTTCTGCCTGTGCTGCTTCTTCTTTCTTTTCTGCGGCCTGGGCTGCTGCAGCCTCCTGGGCCTTCTTCTCTTCGTCTGTCATTTCTTTATCGTTTTTAGGGGTTGCTATTTCTTCCATGTGTGGACCAAACATTCCTTGTCTCTCGGCGGAGACATGGCCGTCGTCAACAACTGTAAGATTTCCTTTTTCCTTATTGATGGCAGCCTTCTGCTGTGCATTGAGCTTAGCCAGTTCCTCCGGTTCGTTTCCGGGCTCCGGTTCACCGCCTTCTCCGTTAGGCTCTGGTGCAGTCATAAAGCGTGCAGCCTGCATCTCCTCGTTGGCAAGTGCGAAGATACATTCAATGGCACGCTCCATGCTACCTATCTCATCTACGAGTGCAGGGATGACCTCCTGTGCCTCGAACACCTTCCCTGAAAGCATATCGTCAGTAACCAATGGGCGATTCTCACGGACAGTCTGATGGAACTCCACTGTGTCCTTGTCGAGGTCTGCCTGCAGTTTCTCATACTCACCTTTGGCAGCTTCACGCCACCAGGCGTTCTTCTCAGGACAATCCTTGCCGACAAGTTCGACATAGCGGTAGCCGTCCTGGTCAACAGTATCGTGAGCTACTGCCCAAAAGGCAGCCATCGTGCCGATACAGCCAAACTCATCCTTAGGGTTCATCACAATCACACGGTCACAGCGACAAGCAAGGTTAACGCCTGATGATGCACACATGCCATCCACGAAGGCAACAGTGGGCTTACCTTTCTCACGGCAGTCGTTAATCATCATCTCATAGTCGTTACGGGCTGCAGCCTCTCCGCCTGGAGTGTTAATGATGAACAGATGGCCCACCACCTGCGGAATAGTGTTAGCATATAACACCTGGTCACGCCAGTCCTTTGAGCCATAAGAACAGCCACCACCGTCACGGGTGATAGGGCCGTCAACTACAACGACATCAATAATCTGGTCATCGTCGGCCAGTTCCTCGCCGTCCCAGTAAAGGTGATCCTCTACACGATAGATATTGCCGACATACAACTTATCCTCGAAGTTGGCACCAACAATCTTGCCATCCTTGTCCTTATAACCCTTCTTTGAAAGGAAGTAGCCATGCTGCTTCTCGATGTCATTGTCAAGTTGCAACTCAATGGCATTCTTCAGCGCATTGGCATAGGTCTGTGCCATATCTGGGCGGAAGTCCCATATTTTGTTGTGCAAAATTGATAATAGTCCGATATTCATATTACTTATTGTTCTTGTGTTGTTTCTATTCAGGTGGGTTTGCCTCTGGGTCCAACAGAAGATATCCTCCATCCCTTAGGCGCAGAGGCCCATCTGCTGCGGCAAGTACGACAATAGTACCACCACTGACACTGCATATCTCGCCGATAGTTAACGTGCAGCCATTTTGCGGTATAACCTGTAGTGCAGACGGCGCTGCAGGAGTTACACCAATCAAGGCAGGTTCTGCAGGAGTAGCTTCGAGCGACGCACCGGCCACGGGGCTCATATCCATGCTGGCACCCTCTTGTGGAGTAATACCGAGCACGGTAGGAGCAACGGGATTTACGGTGATATTTATGCAGCCCATAGTTTACTTGCTTTTTAGTGTTCCAAGTGTAGCCACGTCGATAGACTTGCGCACGCCGTCGTAAGCCTTCGAATCAACGATGTAGGCCGTTCCGATAACCTTCAGCTCACCTGTTTTTTCAAAGTATTGTGTGTCGATGATGGCGAACCAGTTCTTAACGGTGTTAGCGGTAGGCTCTCCGCCTTCTTCTACAGGAGGTATGGTGACTGTCTCTTCCTCGTAGAAGATGACCAGCGAACCGTCCTCGTTAGTCCAGATGCCTGACGCAGTAGGCTCGCCTGCCTTTAAGGCTGAGATACTCTCCTTGCCGTTAGTTACCTCGATCTCGAAGTCGTTATCGTCCATGCTGAAGCCAGCAGCTTCGATGTTGATGGCGAACTTCTTCTCTTCGCCTTTGAAGAATACGTTTGCTTGTGCCATAATTTTTTGTATTTGTGTTTTTGATTGCAAAATAGGATTTTACCTCGCCACAGTCAAGGGCAGACTTTTTCTGCTATTTATATTCCGGTATTCTATGCGTTGCCGGAAAAGCCGTAAACAGTTTCTTACGGCTTGTCTCACACGCCTCTTTGCGGCGGCGGTCACAGGCGGCCTGAACGCTGGCAGCGTCTTTCGCTGCCTGCTCCTCGCGTGTACGTATCGCGTTATATATAGGTGTGCCTACGGCTGCATCTCCCAGGTCATCGAGATTTTCTTCGATATACTGGCATGCCATTGCCATTGCCTGCTGTGCATCGGTCATGGAGTCACGGCGTGCCAACTTCTCCTGCTTAGGTCCAATCTCAACTTTTCGGCTTTCTACGTAGAATGCCAAAGCGGTGCGGAGGAGAACGGCCAATTCAGTCATTATTTCGTTATATCGAGATTCCGTAATTCTGTCATCCTGAGAAGCCGCCCCGTCATTCTCAAACTCCACCACCGCCTTTAGCAGTTTGCTACCTATGCGTGGTTTCAGGTATGTGTTCTGACAGAAGCGAATGTCACGTACCAATGCCACGTATGCCATCCTATCACCCTTGATGTCAAGGTATTCGTTAAGGATGCGAGCCGTTTGGAACAGCAGATCCTTATGGAGGTAGTAAGCATCCGCCTGCTGCCAGAGTTCAGTAAAATACTTTTTGCCTTTTGCGTCTGTTTCAAGATAAATCAGCAGGTCATCCACAGCGCGTCCGGCTGACATAAAGGCATCCTTTCTTGCTTCGTCGCGGTCCTTGTCCGACGCAGGGTCGTAGCCATCGGCACTGACAACGTTCATGCCGCCACCCTCATTGAAGCTGACAGCCAGCAGACCAGCCTTGTGCGAAAGCATCTTATAAAACTCGATGCGCTGGCAGATGCGGAGAAGGCAGATTGTAACCATATCTTTATCCGGGACCTCAGAGAATGTGTCTTCGCATATTGCACATGGAACGTGTGCATCTTTACGACGAGTATTCTCGTGAATTTCCGTAACGTCAACATACGGTACTTCTGGATCATCCTTTGCCTTCTTTGTCGGCGTTATCGTTGAAGAAGTGATATCGCCATATACACCTATAAGCCTTTCGTATTCTTCACACAGATATTCATACAGGGGAGTGCCAAGTAATGGTTCGAGTGCAACACGTTCCTCTTCCTCCAGATAACCTTTCAGCTGTTCCGGTTTTTTCCATCGTGCCGTTGGCATGAGCGATATGATTTCACTTTCTCTTGTAATAAACATATTTTTGCTGTTTCTTTTTTCCGCAAAATAGCGCCAAACATGTGCGAGGTCAAGGGCAGGGTCGTCAGCATAAAACTGATACAAATTCTCTGCCCTTGACTTCGGGGAGGTAAAATCCTATTTTGAAACAAAAACACAAACGCAAAATTTTTGAAGTATGGGAAACAACGTAACAGTAGATCCTCGCTACATGAAGTACAGGACCAAAGACGAGGTAGAGGCATTACTCGACAAGGTAAACAACGCCGATGCTGAGCCAACAGCAGAGAGTGGTAACATGATTAGTAGTGGTGCAGTACATGAAGCGCTGGGCAGTTATGTAGCCAAGGAGAACCTAAAGATGGCCAGCGAAGAGGGAGTTCGTGGCATCGTGAAGAATTGGAGTCCAGACGCTGAACCAGAGCTTGAACCCGAACCGGAAGAGGAAGAAGAGGAATCCGGTGAGTAACTGTCAACTATCAACTTTCAACTCTCAACTTGAAAAATGATTTACCCCGGTACTGACCTAAAGTTCCGTATCACCACGACGCAGCCGGACTTTAATCTTTCGGAGGATAACTTCGAGATAAAGATTAAGGACCAGTGCGGACGTGTGAGGTATAACTTGACGAAGAGCGACTGCTTTTGGGATGATGAGGGCAGTTGGTATTTCGTGATGGATAATGTCAAGCGAGGTATCTATTACGCCTACTTTCACGGGCGCTATGAGGACGAGGACTACGACGACCAGCGGCGCGACTTCACCGATGCGCAGGAGCTGTGCCGTGTGGGCTACCTCGGTAAGACGTGCCATTGCAAATGCGAGCACGTGGTGCAGTATGAGCAGGTGTGGACGGTAAGCGTCGATGGTGACGAATACCTCTGCGACTGTGACGGAAAGTATATACTGACAAGTGACGGCAAGCGCATATGTTTTCATTCAGACAAATCACAACAGATAGAAGATATGGGAAAAATAAGAATGAAGATGACTGGCGACGAGTTCCTGGAGAAATGGGAAGGCCGTGACCCTAACGGTGTCATCGACACTGTTCCCGAAATGCTCGATGCTGCACAGGGAATAAGCGATGACGAGACCATCCCTCAGAAGATTCAGCAGGACATCGAAGAACACGACCAGGACAACGAGGCCACAGACGAGGACATCGACGAAATCTTTAATTCATAACGACTATGGACAAGGAAGACAGATTCGAGAAGATTTGGATTGACCTCCGCGAGTTTGGCTGGGGCATACGTCAGGTGCCGGTTATCTGGCCGGAAGACCATGAGGGCGGCAAGCCTGGTCCCGACAGCGTGGGCACAGAGGAGATTATCGACGGAGGTGTTCATCAGGAAGACCTTTCTCCTGACATCGAGGCTGCCGAGGATGATATCGACAGCATCTTCAACAATAAACAATAAAAAAAACTATGGCACAGGCATTAGACATTTTTCAGCAGGAAGACGGCTTCTATGTAGGCCGCATGTGTAAGAACGGTAAGCCCGCAAAGGGAGCCTACAAGCTCACGGGCAATGACATCATGACGATGTTCACGAAGTTCTTCAACGACTACTGCGAGGAAAGCGGGCAGAAGCAGATGCTGATGCAGGATGCTGACGGACAACTGTTCGTCGCAATGAAGGTTCCTGCCAAAGTACAGGCAGGAGAGGCAGAGGGAGTTAAGAGTTAAAAGTGAAGAGTTAAGAATTTACTCCGCACAATTCCCTGCCGCTTGGAAATAATCTGTATTGGCGGATAACTACCGCCCCCAGATATTTTGTTTACTCAATTATTAACCTCAAAATTTGTTTACCACTATGGCATTAACAAATCCTACAAAGTACGTTAGCGTACAAAGGCTTAGCCGTTTCGAGTCCAAGCTCGCCGCTAAGTATCAGACACAGGCGATTACCGCCATCACAGGTCTTAATGCAGAAACCGTAGAGGCTGCTCTTGCTGAACTCCTTGGCAAGATTCAAGCTATCCCTTCTGCTATCATTCCAAAGGGAACTCGCACGTTCTCGCAACTTGCTCCTTCTACCGACCTCGCTGCCGGTAACCTGGGCTTTATGTGGAACATCAGCGATGCGTTCACAACAACTGCTGACTTTGCAGAAGGTGCTGGCAAGAGCATCCCTGCAGGTGCAAACATCTACGTGGCAAACGTAGGCACAGCTGCTGAGCCTTCTTACAAGTACGACATCTTCCAGGGTATGTACGACCTCTCAGGCTACGCTCTGAAGAGTGAGATGGCTGTTGAAGCCGTTTCTGGCGACAGCACCAAGAAGGACATCACCCTGAAGAGTGGTCTGACTCAGCGCGTAGTTGTTGAGCACCAGGATATCTCTGGCAAGGCCGACAAGGACACCGACGCCGTTACTGGCAACTTCGCTGTGTTCGACGAGAACGGCAACCCTGTCGATGGTAGCTGCAAGCCTTCTGACTTCCAGGCTGCTGGTAACTACAAGACCGTGCAGACAGCTGTCAACGACCCATCTGCTGACGGTACTGACGACGAGTTCATCGACTCTATCAGTCAGGACGCTAACGGTGTCATCACCGCTACCAAGAAGGGTGTGAAGGTCGTTTCTGCTTCCACCTCTGGCGTAGGTGGCAACAACGGTCTTATGACCGCTGCTCAGGCTGAAAAGCTCGCTGGTATCAACGAGTGCTCTGACGACGACATCGACAGCATCTTCAGCTAAATCTCTTTCTCATTGGCTTCGTGGGGTTCGACTCCCCACGGAGCTTCAATTTTTAATTTTCAATTTTCAATTTGAAAAAGATTATGGCAATAACGAATCCCACAAAGTATGTAACCACCCGACGGCTCGGGCGGTTCAAGGAGAAACTGGAAGACGAGTTCGCCACCAAGCAGGACACCTATACTAAAGCGGAGGTAGACAACATGGCGCTGGCGTCGATGTTCAGACTTTACGTTGACCCTGCCGACATGCACCTGAAGGGTCGAAACCCTGCCGACGGCACGTTCGAGGTGGTGAACGGCCACCTCATCATGCACCAGACGACGTAGTAATAACATTTAAATGACATAGAATATATGGGAACAGATTTAGACTTTGGAAAGATAGGATATACCGACAGGGGTGACTGGTCGGCATCCTACAACAGCGGTCAGGGCTACGAGTATCTGGACGGCGTGACAAAAGACAACTGCTACTGGATAAGCCTTGACAACCAGAACACTGAAACACCTTCAGACAGCGCTACCAAGTGGCATAAGGCTCTCAATGGCAAGGTGGCCACGCAGGCTGCTGCCGATGCCGACGCCGCTGCCGCTGATGCCAGAAGTGCGGCCACCCTTGCCAGCGACAAGGCAGGCCAGGCTAACACGGCGGCGCAAGGCGCTAACAGTGCTGCTCAGGCAGCTAATGAAGCGGCACAGGCTGCACTCGACGCTGTGGTGACGGCAGAACTGCCAGCCGTAGCAACAGAAAGTAACGTAAGGAATATAGTGAAGAACTATACTCCAAGCGCATAGACATCGACAATTTTATTAACAACAAAAACATATTGAATTATGGCACAGACAGATTTAATCAATGAAGGCTTGCTTGGTGCTTACCATGATGAGTTGATGAAAACAGAAATGCCTAAGAAGGCGAGCACAGACGGGTCCTACCCCGACCTGAATGCTGGTAATCTCGAATCGTGGGCGGAGGAGAACCTCCCTGTAGAGAACGATTTCGACGATACCGTCCGCACGACGGCTGGCAACGACCCCATCAACAGCGATGATGGCGGTGTGCTGAAGAGCATCGTGCCTGTCACTGACTTCAAGTGTACAGGACTGTTGGCAACAGCTGAGAACCAGTTGCGCCTGAAGACAAACGGAGGCGGTGCGGTGGCCGTGGGTGCCGGTTGGTATTTCCCCGTGCCTAAGCTGACACTCGGCACCTTCGGAACGACCGACGAGAACAACGGAATGATTCTCGTGGCTCAGGACGGCTCGAATATCCAGAATGCCACCATCTATTTCAAGGCTCCCGAAAGTGGTGTACCTACAGCCGTAAACGACGGCATTGCCCTCACGCCTCAGACAGTTACCTATAACGGCAACACCTATAAGGTATATACCACCAGCGGCCCTGGCTATATCATCGTCAGCGGCATCATCTATGCCGAGACTTGTGCCCGCATCGCCTGGGAGGATTGGTACAACAAGTTTATCAGTCCTACGGCAGAAGACGACCTCGGCGGCAGCCTGAGCCTGAGCGCACTGTTCGCTGCAGCACCTAATGGCACAGGCAAGTTCCTCGTTTGCGGACGTGCCAAGACCGTCGCAGAGCGCATCAGTGCAAGCCAGTGGCAGATTACCGATCCGATTGCACGCATCGCTTCGCCTGTATGGACCGACACCCCCGACGAGGTGGAGGAAGGTGAGACACAGACCTACACACACTCGCTGGTTATCAGCGGCATTGCCGCCTCTGGCTCAGCCATGATTGAAGGTTCAGAGCAGGCACTGTCAGTCAATGGTACGACCGTCAGCTACAGCGACACCAACGCTACTGCCATCAGCGGTGCTGTGCGCTATGAGAAGGAAATCCCTGCCATTGCCACCGTCAACCTCTCCAGCGACTATGCGCTGAACGATGTGGGCGTGGAAATGAAGGAGGGTGCAGAAGGCGAGGCCACCTTCATCTGCGAATATGCACAGAACGTCGCCGATTCGCTGGCCAATGCCGCTCCCCGTCTGAACGTGCTGCGCACTTCTGCCGCTGCCGTCAGTCTCGGCTACGGCATCTGCTCGACCGGCACCTATGATGCAGCAAAGATGGTTGCTATCCCTCAATTTGTGCTATTGGAGAACGGTACTATAAATGTACTCTTCACCACGCCAATCAACACAGAGAACGCAACGCTCAACGTGAGCATGACAGGTGCGAAACCTATCCATATTCTTGGGCAGAAATTGCCTGCCGGTGTCATCAAAGCACAAACCTACGTAACATTGGTGTACGCCGGCACAGCGTGGAATATTGTCAATATGTTCTGTCCTGATGCATCCTTTGACCCAGCCGCATTGATTGTTGATATGGGTTTACCAAGTGGAGTGAAATGGGCTGCAAGAGATATAGATATTACAAAGCCAGGTGGTTTTTGTGATACACCTTTTGTATATGAGAAGACATTCTTCAGTTGGGGAAACATTGATGGTCACAATCCGACAAGTGACAGTTCCTTCAGTCCTTGGAATTGGGGAGGAGTTAACGATGCTGAACCTTACTATGAAGGACAGGTGTATGGCAGCACCAAGGGTAATACCCTAACAGGTAATATCGCTGTCGGAGAAGAGTTTGATGCAGCACGTGCCAATCTCGGTGCTCCTTGGCGTATGCCTACCAGAGAAGAATTTGTTGAGCTCTTCAACAATATCATCTATATAAACGCTGATGGAACAGAAGTAGATACAACCAAAACCGATAAGCGTGTAATAGTTAATGGCATTAGAGGTCTTTACATTGAGAGCAAGATAAATGGTGCGCGATTGTTCTTTGCCTGCTCTGGCTACGGTAGTGGTACGTCTCGCTATGTTCGCGGTTCAGGCGGGAACTACTGGTCTTCTACGTTCTACAGCAGTCGTAGTGCCCGCGGCCTGTCCTTCAGCAGTGGTGGTGTCAATCCACAGAACAACAACTACCGGTACTACGGTTTCCCTGTGCGTCCAGTCCAGTAACTTGTCAATTCTCACACTTTTATCCCACCGCGCTATGTCGCGCCCCCACAAGGCGCGGCGCGGTGTGGGTGAAAGTGTGAGCGACGTGTAAATAACAAAAGAAAAAAATATGGCGCAACTTACAGAGTGCTTGGCGATCGAAAGCGAACGCAAAGAATCGTCAACATGGAATAAAATCCATTTGTTCAAGCAAGGTGATTTCTGGAAAGCGTATGAATGGAGCGCTTGGCTCATTGCTACTGTCACCTATACCGAAGAGGCCAGGATGAATACAAAATCACGGAGGCCGCTAAAGGTTTCCAGAATGAACCTGGCTGACGAAAATGGTACATACTGCAGTGTTGGCTTTCCGCTTCGTTCGATTGAGAAATTCATTCCGAATCGCCAGAATTTTGAGAGCATTGATGATAGCCATATTATCATAACTGTTGCCTTGCCCCAACCAGATGAAGGTAGCGAGCTCACAGAAGACAGCCTCGTTAATAATTTTGGGAGTTGGAAAGAAAGTATAAAAGTTACTGAAAAGAAAAAGGGGAAAATAGTGGAAATCACGCACCAGCAGGAACAAAAGCCGTCGGGTGGTATGCTTTCGCAAATTATGTCTTATCCCCTTAGTGAACGGACGGCAGTTGACAATATCCAGTTTATTCAATCGCTTAAACAGCAGGTCTCTGCAATATTGTAACTATAAGATACGTAAAGTGATAAAAAGACAAGGAAAGTCCGATGTCAGGAATTAGACAAGTTCATAGGTTGTTCGTCCTCCATCCGTAGGATGTGGGAAAAAGTAAAGACGCAAGGTGGCTCCCAGTGTTCTTCCTTGCTGCCATATAGGTAACAACCGACGCATTACTCAGGACGTATGCAGGTTTTGTTTTGAGGTATATTTTCCCGATTGCCTGCTCTGGCAACGGTAATGGTACGTCTCGCAATAATCGCGGTTCAAACGGGAACTACTGGTCTTCTACGTTCAACAGCAGTCGTAATGCCCGCAACCTGAACTTCAACAGTGGTGGTGTCAATCCACAGAACAACAACAACCGGTACAACGGTTTCCCTGTGCGTCCAGTCCAGCCCTTATCTACGATGACATACGAGTCAGTCAATTCCTCTCTTAGCCATACGTATCATCTTACCCGCCAGCAACTTCTTTACGACCTATATGTAGCATTTTATGATGCCGCAAGGCATAAGCACAAGATGTCGTACGTGCAGAAGTTCGAGCGCAATCTGGCAGAGAATCTAAATTCTCTTTGTGATGACCTGCTAATGCGCAGATACAAAGCACTTCCATCAAAGTGCTTTGTTGTTACATATCCTAAGAAACGCGAAGTGTTCGCTGCAATTTTTCGTGACCGCATCGTGCATCACCTGTATTTCAACTATACGCACCAACTGTTTGAACGCACCTTTATTGCCGACTCCTATTCTTGCATAGAGGGACGTGGAACAGGCTATGGAATAGAACGTATTCGTAAACATGTGCGTGAGGCGTCGCTTAATTGGCAGGAGGAAGCATACGCTATGAGCCTTGATATTCGCGGTTATTTTATGCACATAAATCGCGAGAAGTTACTGAAGATAGCGACGGCCTCGTTAAAGAAAATGGCAACACACAAAGTAGGTGTGTCCGATGAGGTGTCAATACCTTCTGGTGTGCTACTGACTTCTGAAACCACATGGGCAGACATACGTGACTTCGATTTTATCTTGTGGCTCACCGAGCAGATTGTGATGCTTGACCCGATGGAAAATTGCCAGATAGTAGGCGACCCCTCTGACTGGGATGATATTGACCATGCTAAGTGCATGCGCTTTGTCGAGAAAGGATTGGCTCTGCCAATCGGCAATCTTACCTCACAACTCTTCAGTAATGTCTATCTGAATGTGTTCGACCAATACGTAAAGCGTATCCTTTTGTGCAGACATTATGGCAGATATGTTGATGACAGCAATATGATTGACCCTGACAAGGAATGGCTTTTGGCCCAAGTGCCAAAGGTGCGAGAGTTTTTATATGATGAACTTGGGCTGGAATTACTTATGGGCAAGCTACATATACAGGAGGTGCATAAGGGAGTAGAGTTTCTGGGTACTTTTGTGAAACCGTACCGTGATTATGTGAGTAACAAGACGCTGGAGCGTATAAAGGTTAGAATGCAGGAAATAGATCTTCGCAATGTCAAATCCGCAAACCTCACTATCAGCAGCTATCTTGGAATACTCTCTCACACAGCCAGTTATAACCTTCGCCGCGAGATTTTTGATACGAACGACATCTCACAGATTATAGAGTTCGATGCCGATATGTTAAAATGTAAACCTTTAGTGGCATGACATGCGCCCTTGACGCGGAAGCAAAAAAGATATATTTTACGGAAAAAGTTCAACACAAACAATTTTAAAATTAAAAACAGCAATGAACAAAGTAAACGGAACACAAGCCTCCTTCGCACCAGTACGCGAAGACGGCAGCCGTATCACCATCTGCTACGGCTTGAAGAAACTGAGTAAAGACCTGTACGAGTGGCTGGAGGTGTATCTGCCGAAGAAGCAGACATCGCAGCTGAATCTGCAAACGGTGAAGGATGCCATCATCGGCGACATCAACGCCCGCACCACCGAACGCATCATCAGCGGCTTTGCCTACACCGTGAAGCACGGCGGGCAGGCAGGCACGGCGGTAAAGGTATGGCTCTCGAAGGAGAACCAGAGCGACTTCCACGCCATGCACCAGCAGGCCGACGACCTGACGTTCCCCCTGCGCTACAAGATTGGCGAGCTGTCTGACAACACACCCGTGTATGAGGAGTTTGCCGACGCCAGTGAGATGCACGCCATCTGCGTCGCCACCACCAACCACGTGCTCGCCTGTCAGCAGGCAGGCTGGGCTGAGAAGGACGGCATCGACTGGGCACCCTACGAGGAACTTTTCCCGGAGGACGAAACGCCCACGCCGGAGGCGAGAACAATGGCGGGATAGAATAAACCATCGGGGCGTTCGGTATGTCCGTAGAAGATTAACACGTTCTGCTTACACTTCCGCAGGAAGCACAGCCGAACACGTGGCTGACCAGCGACACCGCACAGAACGTCGAGAGTTGGGTAACGCCAACCACGCCCTGCGAAACAAGAAGAGGAGTCACTTACGGCTCCTCTTCTTTGATTGCTTCTGCTGACGACGTTTCGCCTTCTTCCGTTTGTAGTAGTCCTTCGGGAACGTGCGGTCGTGATATCGTGGATTTGGTATGCCCGACGTATCGACCACAGCATCCGTCACGACAGACTCAGGCGGTCTCAGTTTGAACTCCCTGCTGGTTGGTGTCGGGTACATCCGCAGGCTGACATTCCGATTGTCCTTCTCGTTAATCACGTCTTTCAGCGATTCTATGCCATCCTCAAATACCCGTTTCGCCACCGGTGGCATGAGCGGCAACGTCTGCGCCATCAGCGCAAGCCTGCCCAGCCTTCCGAATCCGTTGAGTGCTATCTTATGCGGCATAGTCTTAATCTATTTTGTACTGGTCCCATACAACATCGCCTTCCTTTCTCAACGTCAGCTCGACCTCGTGGTCTTCGACCTTGAAAAAAACCTCGTGTACCATCACCTCGTCCTTGATGTCCGTCTTGCCCTTCTCGTTGGTGAACGGGCACCCGTCGCCACATCCATGCTCTTTCAAACATTTGCGCAGCCTTTTCCTAAGCCTTTCCTCGCAGGCATCAGACATCCAAAACACGTCGTTCACTCTCGGCAGGAACGGCAGCATTTCTTCCTCTTCGGTCAAGCCGTACATGTTCTTGCACTCCCATAGACCAACCTTGATTTTCCAGTCTTCCATATTCAGTCCTCCTTCAACAATTCCTTATCGTCAAGCGGTGGCTCCATTATTTGTCTTCGTTAGTTCCGATTCGTCAAATAGCCACGAACCTCCCAACTCTTCTATGAACACTTCGACCCTTATCCTGCCGTCCTTATCCTTTGACGATTTCCACACCTCGCCCTCGTGACCGTCCGTATTGTCCTTGTCGCTGTGGACTATCACCCAGTCGCCAGGCTTGAACTTCCAGTCGGGCTCCGTGTAACCCATTTCGCCCGCTTGCTTCACCCATTCCTCGTAAGTGATGTTGTCAAAGCGGACATCATCCACCACGCGGTCAAACGGCTCGATGAAGTGCGGGTCTTGCAGATTGCGACGTGCTTCTTCTCTCGCCTTCTCCGCACAAAGTTCTATATACTCTTCCTCGCTGTAGTTGTAGTGCGTCACGGCATCCACAACTGACGAGAACCGGCACAGCAGGCCGTTTGGCTGTCTTGCAATATATGCTCCCATAGTTCATTCCTCCTTAATTGTTTTTGCTATTTCTCTGATTCTCTCAGAAGCCTCTAAGAGTTCATCGGCACTACACCCCATCGTACTAACTCTATGGGCAAACTGCTGTCGTTCTTCGGGCGTCGCATTTATGTACTCCCTAAGAAACTCTATTCCGATGTCAAGTAAATCCTTTGCCATCATCAGTCCTCCGTTTTAATCGTAATCACTGTGCCACAGTTCGGGCATTGCAGGCGTGCTGCTTTGCCTCGAATGAGGGCATCTATTAACTCACTCTTATTGTGTTCGCCGTCCAAGATGCGCTGCGCTTCATCGCTGATGCGAATGGTGATGGCGTTCTTGCGGTCAGTCTCTGGGCGGCCTCCTTTATTTCGTTTCATGTCGTTTCGGTTATCTTTTCGAGTGCAAAGGTAATAAGAAAATATAATATATGCAATATAAAACCCCGAAAAAGTTTATTTATTTGCAATAATTAACTATACCTTGCCGATTAAGCAGGTTTAAATCTGCTTATTTCTTTCCAATTCTTGCGTCCCGTTGGTAGCAAGCGTCACCCTTCGGGATGCCGAGCGCTTGCAAGTTTTGAAAGAATTAGCAAGGATTATGTTAAAAACGATGTCAGATTATGGTGCCAAGGAGAGTAACTGGAAATGCGACGGAAAGGCTTCAAATACCGTTTTGTTATTATGCGACTCTCTTTGGCACATGGCATCAACAAATCCAGGATACAACGGATAATCCGCAGGCTCGGTCAAGATGTTAAATGACTTCATTTTGTGAAGTCTGAAAGAGTGTTTTACCTCTGTTTTAAGGGTAAAAAGGTTACTACTTTTGCATTGTCAAAAGCGCTTTGACGTGTAACCTAATTTATTCACTCTTAAAACTTTTCAACTATGGCACTCGAATTGAATGACCTTATGACATTGAAGAGCCTCGAAAGCGGCATGTCACCCTATGAGCAGTTCAAGACTCAGAACATGCAGGCCAAAGGACACACCTCCGGCATCGCAGTGACAGGCCTTGTAACAGGTATTGTCGGGACGGTTGCAGGCGTGACAGCCTGGATCTTCGCTCCTCTGTATGGTAATGCCAAAGCCAACCAGGCACGTGAGGCTGCTATCGCTGCAAAGGAACTCGCCAATGCACAGATTGCTGCTTCTCAGCGTCAGCTTGACCAGCTCACCAACTTGTTCGCAGCAGAGCGCCAGGAGCGTCTGCAAGGTGATTTGAATATCAGTCAGACAATAACTGATACCATCTCAGGTCAGCAGACATCCTCTCTCACAGCACAACAGCAGGCAGAGCTTGCTGCATCGCAAGTGGCAACACAGCAGGTAATGACAGGTCTTATGACAGGCCGTTACTCTGAGAATCCACAGCGTGTAGCACTGTATCAGGATGCTAAGCCATGTGCTTGCCCTGCAAGCGGCTGCGGATGTGGCATGTAAAGGCACAACCTTTGGGACAAGGTGTCGGTTTCGGCACCTTCCCTTTTTCATTTAATACACGGCAAAAATGTTATGGTTTAAAGACAAAAAGCGTATGGAATTTATTCAGTCATACATACCCACAAGCAAGGCGCAACTTATACAGGTTGCCATGTGGTATCATAAAGGTGATATGCAGAAGGCACAAGAGATGGTGGACTTCTATAACAAGAATATGAAGCTGCCCGACTTCGACCCAGTGCCGCCAACTTTCATGGATCAGATGAAGAGTGGTACGTCAGACTTCTTCTCGTTCATCAAAAACAATAAGAACGATATCATCAGCGGCTATGATTTCATACGCTCGATAATCGCCAACAGGGGCGCACTGCCGTCAATAGGCGAAGACGTGGCAGAAGCTGCAGAAGAAGAACCATTACCAGAAATCAACTAATAACACGGCAATAGTATGGACGCACAGAAACAACTCAAAGGATTTCCGCTCTCCTTCAATATCTATGCGGAGAATGAACAGGAGGTAGAAGAATGCCGCCAGGCCATCATCACCTTCATCGGTTTCCAAGCCTCACAGTGCCGCGCAGTCACCGCAAGGAAAGTGACGCAGGCCCTTAGGAATTGGGACAAGAACTATCTCGTCAAGAAACAGATTATACAATATTTTCAAATACCGTAAGAGCTATGGACGAAACACAGAAATTCCAATGTAACGGCGATTGCCTGAACTGTAGGGCGATTACAGACCGTAAGGTGCAGTGGCAGTATTGCGCAGCACAACACACCTACAACTCCATGCGTATGATGGAGGCAATGCAAATGTCAATCGTAAGCATGCAAGGCACTATTAAGGGACTGTCCGAAAAGATAGATGACATCCAGAACAGTGAGGCTGTTGCGATAGACACAGAAGCAAAATCGGAAATGCCGATTTTTCCTGCCAACGAAATATCGCAAATGGGAAGCGGCGAATAAAATAGACTCCCTAAACAATCAACAACACAAACACTATGAACTGTAACAACAACGGAAAGACCTTCGTGCTATCGCTCACGCCTTATCCCGGAGGCACTGCAGCAGATGCTAACTATCTGCTTCAGTTGGACCACTACACATGTGGCAACAAGAAACTCTGTACTTCTGAAACCTATCCAGTTTCGGCTGACCTGAAGGCAACACCCCTCGGCTTGCCCGTCGCACAGACAGTCAATGGTACAACGGAATACTGTCAGGAAGTGCTTATCTCCGGCACCTGCACCTACATGCCTTACACTTGCGGCTGTCAGTGCAACCAGTGCCCACGGACGGAGAACATCTACTGCACAGTATGCGTGCCATGCTCTGCGGCTACAACGCCTACAGTGATAGTAGGAACGGCTGTTGCAGCTCCTACAAACGTACAGCCTTGCTGCAATGTAACCAACTGCATTGCCATCACCGTAACGCTTAACGTGGCAACAGGAGCGTAACCATGTGGATTGATATTGCAAGCATAGTCTTCGTCTGCGTCACGGCAAACCACCTCGGACTTGTCAAGGCAGCAGAAAAAGTGGTGGACATAGAGATTCCCATCATCAACTGCCCAAAGTGCTTCACCTTCTGGTCTGTCCTGATATACGAAGTGTGGGTAGTCGGTTTTTCCGACATACCACTATTGCTTGCAATATCTTTCCTGTGCGCCTATCTGGCCTTGTGGCTTGAACTGTTAGAAGGATTTGTCGACACTTTATACTTGTGGCTTTATGAGAAGAATTATCCAAACACCGAGAACGACACGCCTGCCGCAGATGCCGACAGCGGTAATACCGCAGGCACCGTGTCCTAATTGTAATAAACCAGCGGGGAACCTCCGCACAAAACGTACAAAGAAATGAATTTAAAGGAAAAGTATTCTGAGCTGTACAATATGATGGCTCAGAGCCAGAACCCGAAGAACATGAAGGTCTTTGGCAATGTCATGACCGAAATGATGGACGTCATGATCCAGAAGATGCCTGCAGAGGCAGAAGAGATGATTGACAAGTTGGAGGCTATCAAGTGGAAACAGTATCTCACTCCGAAGGAGGCAGAAGCTATCGTCTCAAAGATGGACCCGTCAGCTCCTTGGAAGCGTGAGGCATGGAAGAATACTATGGAATCTTTCGGTCTGCCGCTTGAAGAACAGCCTGCCTACAATCGTTGCGCACTCTGGGTGGAAATGAACAAGATTTACTCTGATTTCGGAGAAAACATTGCAGAGCTTATAGGCAAGACACTTGTTCCTACCGACAAGGATATCATCACCGCCTGCTATAAGCTGGCACTGAAGAACCTGAAGGACAAGGATGGCGTGTATAACATCCGTAAGTACTTCGGTGTTTGACCGGAACGACCATTACATTGCCGTGTGATGGTGGGTGGAGGCGCTAAGCCCCCACCCTTTTTGCATAAAAAATGCAGCGAACCGTCACGGCCAGCTGCACCAAAAAACATGTATGAAAAAAACTTACTTCCTGTTTTGTATTTTTTGAAACCTGAAACTTAAAACCTGGAACCAGAAACCAGAAACCATCCTGTTTCCAACAGACTACGCCTCTTCGCCGGCGATGGTCTCTACCGTGCCGGTCTTGCTGTTGTCAAGCGTGGTTAGCGTCTGCTGCACAATATGGAACTCTGCATTGCCTTCGGTCCAGCCGTTGAAGGCACAGACAGCCGTATTGAGCCAGTTCAGGTATAGCCTCTGATGAATGTTCAGCTGCTGCTGCTTCAGCAGGTGCAACTCCCTGACAGCCGTACCGCCGTTGCTTGACTTTACCATCGGCACACCGACCAGGCGCGGATCTATTCCTAACGCCAGAAATATAGGAGAGGTAGCCAGTTCCAACTCGTCCTTGCCGGCCTGCACGGCATCCTTCACGGTCTCTGCAACATCGACAATCTCAATGTTCTTATTCTGCTTACTGTCCTTCCCTTCCCACATAAATTGGCGCATCATCTTGCCGTTGTTCTCGCGCTGCTGCAGGAACCGTTCGATTTCCTGATCAAGCTCTTCGACATACTTGTCCTGCTCCTCTTTGTTGCCCGCAATGCCCATGTCGCCGAACACCATGTTCAGGTAGTCAAGGCTGATGTATATAATTTTACCCCACGAGGTAGAGTTCTCGCGGGCCTTATACTTGTCATACAAAATGGTCGCCGAGAAATCAAACGCCTTACTCGTAAAGACGCTCCACCATGCAGGCTGTGGGTAATACGGCTTGTTGAGTGACGGATAGAACGTAGGGCATACCACCCACGTAGGACGTGCCTTTATGCGTGTCTTCTGGTTCGATTTCACGATATATTTCAAGTCACTGAGCAGATGCTGCGGCATGCACGCAGGGTACATCACAATCTTCTGATTATCTGGGTCGGTGACAACCTTGGAACCTATGCCGAGGGTACGCCACTGCTCTGAACGGTAACAGTGGTTTGAGTGCCCATGTTCATTTTGTTTCTCAATGCGCATCGTAGCAGCGCTTATATGTCCCACCTGTATCACCTTGGGATTCCAAGACCCCTTGTGCCCGCGTTCCAGACCCACCGTCGGGAAGTGGATGTCCAGCATCACGTGGTCCTGCATGCACTGTGACAGGTGTAGGTCGAGGTTATTGTCCTCCAGGAATTCCTTGGCACCGGGGATGTGAGTACTACCCAAAATCTCGTCCTTTTCCTCATAGCCATACCATACCCTCTCCCACTTATCCAACGCCTCCTTGGCATCTTTCAGTTCAGGGTTTTCCTTACGGGCTTGTTGCTCTGAGCCTGTAGCCATAGCAACTACACCGTTTACCTCGTCGATGACATCTTCTACGGGGTTCTGCTTCTCCAATTCACGCACCTTTTGCTTCAGTATCTCACCTGCATACTTATATTGCACCAGCTTGTCGTCAGGAAAGCGGTACATCAGTCTGACACCCAGTCCGGATATCAGGTCGGCGATATACCTCAAAGGTGCGGCAGTATAAGGGCTTGACATCGCCAACGGCGGTATGACCGACGGAACATTATTGCCGGCACCCCAGTCCACATAGCCAAGGCCCATATCCTTGCCGTCTTTGTCTTTGACGGAATGAACAGTATTGTCGCGACCGTCGAACGCCCATGCCACCTTTGACAACGGCCCAGTACTCCATGCACCGCAGCCCATGCCGGCTGCCATCTGCTCAGCACCGGCATTGGCAGCATCGCCCAGTGCCAGTGATATGTCACGCACTGTGCCGGGCTTTAGCGTGTCAATAGCAGCAAAGCGTCTCGACAGCAGTGAACTGTGAATTTTGGAAAACTCATTATAGGTCGATGGGCGGTGGATAGTAACGCCATTACCCTTATTGCTATTCTTCTTACTCATAGCTGTGTTTGTGTTTTTATTTTATCCCCAAAATAAGGTGCTCACACGTGATTTGCAAGGGCAGAGACTCGTCCCTTCGCCGTCTCGTAATATCCTTTGTCTATCTCGAAGCCTATATATCGCCTACCCTCCTGCATTGCAGCGACGGCAGTAGTGCCCGTTCCTATGAAAGGGTCTAAAATTACCCCCCCATTTCGCTGCTGTTGATGATAAGGTTGCGGATGATATTCAGCGGCTTCACTGTGGGATGGTTATAGCGCACGTTATCCTCCTGGTTACGCAGCGTGACATAGAACGTGCGCTTTGTCTCGTAGGTGCCATACACCCTCACGCCCTTCTCTCTGAAGAACAGGATAAATTCCGTATCACTCAGATATTTGTTACCGCAGGCTGGTATCGGGTTCGTCTTGTGCCATGATATCAGGTTCCAGTTGCAGCCTCTCTTGTTGACAAAGTAATCGAGGTAACGCTGTATCTGCTTCTGCGAACAAAAGACGTAGAGGTTTATCTTTTTCATCACGCGGCAGAGTTCGTCAAGAATGGCATCATCAAAGCCGTCTTTGATATTGCCCAGCTTCTCCATACCCTTGCGAGTACCGCGAGCATTGTAATGGTTGCCCTCCGCTGCCTTGCTCCAGAATCCCCCACCCTGATTGCCTATCAGATATGGTGGGTCTGTAATAACCAAATCCACACACCCGTCCGGCATGCGCCGCATACCCTCCAGACAGTCCTCGTTGTATATCGTATCGAGTTCAATCATCAATGCCCTAATCTGATATTTCTGTACCTGCCACGCAGTCCACCGCCAATCTTCGGGCGTCCCTCTCCGTGGAAGCGCACACCTATGAGCAAATCATCCAGCGCGTCCGTCACGTCGGTACGCTCACGGGGGTCGCCGCCCAGAGAGTCCGGGTCGGTACTCTTCAGTTTCTCCCTGCTCTTGTCCTTCTTGAACGTGCCAGGCAGGATGCCGGCATTCTCGATGGCGGTAATCAGGTAGTCGTTACGACCAGCCTCGCGGTTGATACGCAGTGCTGGTGTCTGCTGGAAAGCCAGCACGTCGTTGATAAACTGATACTTGTCCTCACGGAACATCGCACCGCCCATATCTACGTCCGTCACATCCCAGCCCATCTGCGAGAGCTCCTGAATAACCACCCTGTCAAAACGGTTATCCTCCGCCCCTTCTACGGCGTACGCAGTTGCTGCGCCTTGTTTAATCGTGCTGGTAAAATAAAACACCACATTGCCGTTACGTCTGAGATGGGGTTTATAATAATCCGTGAAGTCACGGCAAAGCGCACGCAACTTCCGTTCGTTCATAACATATATGCTCTTCAGTATCATCAGCGACTGACGGCCCTCGAAGTTCCTTGTCTGTCCGATAATCATACAGTTCAGGTTGGCATTGCAGTCGATAGCAATACGCAGCGGCTCTGTATAGTCCACGTCCGTATCAAGGCTGCAGTTGTCGGCAGCAGCCTTACACCGGTCGTAGTCAATGCTCTCCGTCTCGTAGGCGGTCGGCCACTTCTGCACGTCGAGCGCCTTACCCTTCTGCTTCACGGTAAACATGTCGGCCATCAGGCTATAGGTCTCAAAGTCATCACATGTGTAGCCGTGGATGTCTATGTCGAAGTTGGAATAGAAGCCATCCTTGGCGGCACCTTTCTTCTGACCGAGAATCTGGATACGGAACATCAGGTCTGGCAACTGCCGTTTCATCTGGCGTATCCACGCCTCACCGCCGAGCATAGCAGCGTTCTCCAAGGAAGAGAAGTTCCAGAATGTCTCGCTCTGCGAGCGCAGCAGGTGCAACTTCTTCAAAAACGTTTCATTCTGTGCCAGCTGTACCGCCATCTTTGGATTGTGACGTTCCAGATACTTTAGGTCTGCCAGCATTTCCGCAATTTGCTTGTTAATGTCGTGAGTCTCATACATCTCCTCCTTCTCCCACTCACATTGCTTCTGAGTCAGACCGGCATCGCTGACGAACATGGTGGAGCAATAATAGTTGTTCATCTTCGGATCAGTGCCGTAGCCCCACCGCTTCTGCTCAGTTTTACGCATGGCCTTAGGCAGATATTCACCACGCACAGTAGGGAAGGCTTCTTCCTTTACTCTCGACCACGGCATATACTTTGTCTCGTCACCCCTCATCCATCCGGCGTTTATGCCGTTACAACTACCCTTCACTGCCATTGAAATTCCAAGCATGACTGCGCCATTTTGGAAATGCACGGCACTCTCCCAGTTGCGTATCTTCGCTAACGGCATCTCCCATCGCAGCTTGGCAGGAGCCTGCCCACGAAAATAGAAGACACCCTCCTGAAAACCCAGCATGTCGTATATCTTCAGTACATTGGGCATGGTGCGGCACATCAGCTGCTTGGCACTGGCACCAAGGAAAAGTCCTATCAGACGCGGCAAGCCAAGCACACACTTCATGCTGTCGATGCCTAAGAGCGAGGTCTTGCCGAAGCCACGGGCCGCACGGACGATAGAATGAGATGAGCCAAAGTTGTAGATGTCCAACTGCCCACGGTGCATGTATATCTTATGCTGACCGTCACCCAGCAAATCTACTTCCCCACCCTCTTCGGGTTCGGGTCTTTCCTCGTCAATATCTGGCATCATCTTCGCCTCCAGATTGTCTGAACTGACATTTATGTTAGTTCCAATGCGGCTCATTATACTTGTCGTTATATCGTTATTCCGTTATGTCGTCATTCTGGAGAATCACTACCGATTCTGCTTCCATGACGGACACTCTGTCATCAATCATCTTACGCTTCTCATCGACATAGGCATTATACTTATCCATGATAGCCAAAGACTGCTTGTCACTCATATCCTCCTTAGTATCATCCACCTCGTGTGCGCTCGTTGTAACTACAGGTGGTAGGAACACTGCCTTGCTCATATCCCTGTTCTCGCTCTCAGGATCTTTCAAATGGGCTACGTCTGACAATAACCTGCCACCTTTTACGAGTGCATCAGGGTTGTCCGTCTCCGCACCTATCCTCATAGCCTGCTCTGCAGCAAACCTTACCTTCGCTTCATCCTGCTTACGTGATGACGGCGAAACATTATCTACCACAAAGTCAAACAGAATCTTATCTTTCTGCGCCACTCGCCATGCACTCTGTACGTCAGCATATTTACCTTTCGACAGTTGCTTGAACATAGCAAACGCATCAAGGAAAGGGTTTCTCACCCACTGCCAATATACATGACTCACCCTTGCCAGACGGCGCTTGTGCTCCGCCCGGCAGTTGCAATCGTCAATAGGTACGCCGTTCTGGAAATGCAGCAGAGCCGACGTCATCAACTGCTGCGGTATAGTACTGACCTGTGCCATAACTTGAAACCTGAAACTTGAAACTTGAAACCATTAAACATCCCTATATTCCTTCTTCGCATCAAAGCACGGACAATCCTTTATCCATTCATCGGCAGAGATAATCCCGTCATGGTTTTTATCGGGCGAAAAATCCCTGTGCCCCTGTATCTTTGCCTTGGGATATAACTTCCTTAAATCCATCAGCAGCGACAGCAGCGCCGCCTTCTGCGCCTCTGTGCGTGTATCCTTTGGCTTCAGCTGAACATACGGCACATTGGTTTTGTTTTCAAGTCCACCGACATATACTACGCCGATAGAATTGGCATTATAACCCTTCACGTGAGAGCCTGCAATATCCACGTCGCGCCCCAGATGTACGCTGCCGTCAAGTGTTATTACGTAGTGATACCCTATATCACTCCATCCTTGTGCCCGATGGTTCTTGCGTATCTCCTCCACCGTCATTGCCTGACCTTCACGTGAGGCGGTACAATGCACGGCAATGTAGTCAATACGTCGCTTCGATTTTTTCAGTATAAGGTCAGCATGCTTTATTGTTGAAGAGTTTTGGGAAGAAGATGTGCTCGTTGCCGCAAGTCCCATCTTGGCTAAAGTGGCCGGACCCGCTATACCATCTGGAGTCAGATTATTTTCTCTCTGCCATGCCTTCAGACATTCTGTCGTGATAGGCCCCCATACACCATCGGGATAAGCCCCCACTGCTTTCTGTATCAATTTATTTATGGTTCGATTACTTGAACCCTCTTTGTAGATAGTCATAGTCTTTATATTTTTTTTTTAAAATCTCTAACCTTTAACCGTTAACCTTTAACCGTTAACCGTTATAACACCCTCAGTATAAAATCGTCCGCCCTCAGTATGCAGCAGTCGCGCAGGCGGCGTGTCTGTCCGCTGGCGGTAAACTGTACCAGCCGTGAAGGAAAAGCTCCCGGACCATTAACATCAACTGCAATAGTGACACACGCCTCACCCCTTATGCAGTCGCCATTACTGGCCGCCACATACCAAACCTTCCACGGTATGCGCTCATGCTTAGCGTCAAAGCGCTCAGCAACACGGCGCAATTCTGATAATGCTAAAGTCTTCATAACCTAAAACTTGAAACCTGAAACCAGAAACCTGAAACCTGAAACTATATAATCTTCCTTATCAACGTCAGCCACCAAGTCCTCTTCTTAACTACCCATATCGCAGCCGCGATGACAAGTGCTATCAGTACCATATTACCTAACCATATCCTTGCCTGTTGCCACCATGACAGGTCTTTCTCTACCTCCTTTATCTTTGTATCTTCCCTCGAACGTAGAAGGGAGTCAGTAGTGCTGAGTTGCTGACGCATGATATTCATAGTAGAATCCATCACCTCCATACGGTGTATCATCCCTTCGCGTTCCTTACGCTCCTTCTCGCTGGTTGTCTCGCGGATATTGTTTATAATTATTTTCTCCCTGATAACATTTCCGGCGGAGTCAAGCACTATGGTATGGCTCGTGTCACTCTTTTCCCGTATGCTCTCAAACTGGCGCATGATAGACTCACGCCAAGCACTATCCTGCTGTATAATAGTCTTTGTGCTGATGACAGAATCCATGCGTTCCATCATCCTCTCCATTTTATGCTGCTCTATGTACGAGGTTTCCCTCGGTGCGCTGCAGCTGCTGAAAAACGAACATATCAACAGACACCCAATGATTGTTGAGAAAAAAACAATCATAACATAAAAGAATCTGCGTATAATCTCCTTTACAGGTTCGTCGCCATCATAGCGATAATCATTGTCTTCCATAACCTATATCTTTAATCTTTAACCGTTAACCTTTAACCTATAACCGTTACTTGCCCCTTCGGTATATCTCCTATCAAAGGCTTATACTTAAAGTTCTTGCGACGCCTGATTATCGGGTCGTCAGGATGACGGGTGAATGCTCTTCGCGTAGGGTCAAATACCCCACACTTCACCTCTTTGGCAAGGTTATGTGCCGGAGCAAACTTTATTATCTTCTTTGCCTCCAGAATGCGCAACTCATCCTTACCGCCGCGAGTATAGTGATACTGACGTTGCGGCATCTCTTTTATGGCAAAGGTGCCGAACGAATCAATAGGCACATGTGGAATCTTACCCTCTACCAACTGATAACGTATCTCGTCAAATATTGCCGGCAGCACCTGCTCGACAGTCGCCTTACATATCCCGCTGCGCTTCGACACAGCAGAAACAAAACGTTTGCAATTCTCTTTCGGTGTCATAACTCACTTGAAACTTGAAACCTGAAACTTAAAACCTGAAACCGCTAACCATTAACCGGTATCGCCTCCTGCCATCCGTCGTCAGGCTGGTAGTCCTCTCTCTCCTGCAGAAACATCACACGGCTGCCACCAAGCCATTGCCAATGGAAGCCCAGACTCAACAACTGTTTCTCTGCCTGTGGCCACGGGTCTCCGGCATCTGTGGCACGCAGCCCCATAGCGTCACGTAGTTGTCGCTGGTCCTTCACCTCGCAGAACTCCGTAAACCTCGGCACGGACATATACCTCTCCGCAAAGTCCATCACCGCCGTATCGACATTGTTCTTCAGCGACTCAATATCAGTGACACTCTGCGGCGCCTTCTCCTCTTCCTGCTGTTTCCTCCTACCCATAACCTGAAACTTGAAACTTGAATGAGCCCAAAGCGACCGAATAGCGACAAGCCGATGTTACCCCCGTGGGGAGGCTTAGACGTTATAGGGAGTCTTGGGATTATCGACGAAGTCAAACCTACACCACTATCAGAGATTGAACATTGCTTGGAACATTCACCACCTTTGTGATAATGTCTTTGTGCTTCTGAAGAAAATCATCAGCAACACTCTTGTGTGCAATCGACATTATTGGTATCTTGTTTCCCCACGGGTCATCCTTAAACATGTGATACATAACTCTTTAACTTTAAACTTTAAACTTTAAACTTTAAACTATTGTCACGTCTCCCGACTTCCACTCCTCACATACCATACGTCCGTTGACACGCATGTCAGGATTATTTATACAGCCGTGACCCTTCTTCGCAATTCCATCAAGCAGAGGTTTTACCCTCATACAATTCAAACAATTCTTCTTCATAACCTGAAACTTGAAACCTGAAAATTGAAACCTGAATGCGCCCAAAGCGACCAGTGATGTCAAGCCGATGTTGCTTCTGCGAAGAGGCTTAGACAGAACTGGGAGAACTTGGGAGTATCGACGAAGTCAAACCGTCAACACTCCTCCTCTTCTATATACAAATTCGGATCCACACACAGATTCAGAGGCTCCTCACGATCAATCTGCAGCAGAATTGCATACCATCCGTCACCAATAGGACCGATAGTCATAATGTCCTGCTGTGCATCGTCAAGGTTTATACGTGCGAAGTCACCGTCATTCTTCCCTTCATCCAATTCCTCTTCGTGCTTTTTTAGCAGCCAGGCAAGGAAATTATCCTTATGCATCAGAGCATCCTGAACAGCCAGCCATGTTGAATCTCCGTCTTTCATATCATTCGCTCTGACAAAGAAGTATATCGGATAGTTCATCGACGGACGTCTAAGCGGACCTCCGCCCTCTGCAACTCCCTCCATTACCACACATGGCGTCATCTTGGGGTTCCACTGCTTCACCATCTCGATCATGTTCTCCCTCGAATCCGTAAAGAAGAATCTACGGTTCTTGGGACTATCAAGCATCGGGGTGTACAGTTTACACCATTTCCTAACTATTCTCTCAAAAGTCATATCTCGTTTGTGTTGTTGTTCTTACCTCTTACATCTTACCTCTTACATCTTCCATGTCTATCCCATAATGCTCCGCCGCCTCGATAATCTTCTCATCCTTGAAGGCAGTATCACCCTCCAGAGTTAGATACTCCGCAAAGTTCTCGCGCCACTTCTTTACACGCTCCTCACGTGCAGCACCATTACCCCTGCGAGTGTCAGTAAGCCACTTTCTCAGATTACGACGTCTCTCCCTCTGCTCCGGCGTCAACTCAGCCTTTTCGTTAACGTTATCGTTTTCGTTATCGTTTTCGTTATCGTTTTCGCCAGGAACCACGTGCGCATTCCCAAAATCATCAACAGTCACCCTGCCGCTCTTTGCCAGACGTTCCCATTCGTCGTCCAGCTCCTGATAGATAGACTTCAGTTTATTGTCGATATTGGTAGCCATCTTAGCCCACTGTGCTATAGTGTCAGGGTGCGCATTGTTATCCATCAGCTTACGCTCATTTTCACGTGCCATATCAAGTTCACGCAATAAACTCTGCACCATCGCCGCCCTCTCCTGCGTTTTCTTCGGCAACAAATGCACATACTGGTCAATGTGCTTCGGACGCACCGGCACCATCTTAGTTTCTGGTTTCAGGTTCCTGGTTTCAGGTTTGTTATCGTTAACGTTAAGGTTATCGTTTACCTTCGCTTCTCCGTCCTTATCCCCGCCAGCGATATCGCCATTACTGGCATCAGCCTGAAAGGAAGCGACATCCTGCGTTGCCTTGCTGGTTTCCTCCGCAGGGTCCTCTTTTGCCTCCCCGTATTTCTGGAGAATGCGTTGCCGCTGTTCTTCGGTAATTGTCTCATTTCCGGTATCAACTTCTGCAACTTCATTTACCACACGAAGAGGTATCACAGCCGCTTGCAGTATGTCCACCATCCTCCTGATGCTTCTCTTTGCCGCTTTCACATACAGCATGTCCGGCAGCCAAGTCTCACCAGTAGCAGCATACGCCGTCAGCAGACGTACACCATCCGTCCAAGCATTGCACTCCGCATCGTTCCATCCTACACTGCACTGAATGACGTTCTGAAACCGCGCAGTCTCTTCCTCCATCTTAGGCACAAGCAACGGAGCCTGCTCCTTCAGCCACTCCCCTACCCTGCTCAGATACTCTTCCTTCTCCACAGCGGTCATATTATTCACCCGCTTCAGGTATTCACTATTTCCGATTTTAACTACCATATCAAACCTGATTTTTGTTTTTTCGTGCAATATACAATAGCAGCTTTCACAATGCAAGGGCAGACAAACCGAACGGAATAAATAACGACAATGTTGTGAAACAACAATACAATAAATCTTGAAGCATTCAACGATGCTCGCATCAGTTGATGATTAAAGAATTGATGTAAAACCTGCAAGGTTGCCGTTATTTATTCCTGAGGTGCGAATAGCGCTCGGCGCAGCCAGTGGGCAAAGTAAAATCAAAACGCGCTCGGCAAAGCCAGTGGGCAGACCTGAATCATTAAAAAAACTTAAAATTATACACGTTTGCAGTTGCAAAGTTGTGCAGTTGCAAAATTATGCATACCTTTGCACCAGCTACAACAAATAAGACAACACTATGGATATACCCAGCTTAGGGACGACGAAGGAATATAATTTCCCATCATCGGAATATAGTTTATGTAATCGCAGAGTTGCACAACTGCACAAAAGCACAAGTATGCGACCACGCAATATTAAATTTGCAGAACCGCATAACTGCACATGTGTGCAACTATACAGACAAGTAATTACATATTTGCACATTTGCACAGTTAGGCATTTCTGCAACCGCATTACTACATATATGCGCAGTTGTGTACTTGTGTGGTTATGCAACCGCAAATATGTGTGGGTTCGTTATTGTGCAGCTGTGCGGCTACATAATCGCATAGTTACATACATGCATAAATGTGCAGATGCATATTTTAGAATAGGTAAAATTGAATAGTTGCACAGTTATGGAACTATGGTATTATGCAGTTGTGCGGTTGCATAATAATAAGGAAATATTATTATTAAAAAAATATTTTACTCATTTTTAAAAGCTACAACAATGAAAAAGAAAGAAACACATCTCAGGCACATTGTCGCCGTGAGCAACAGTAAGGGTGGGGCAGGAAAGACCACAACAACACTTAATCTGGCAGCAGCCATCAGTAAGCAAGGTTACAAGGTGCTTATTATAGACACTGACCCACAATGTAATCTCTCTGTATCGGCAGGATGGGATATGGCTCGCGAGGGGACGAAAGACAATCCAGGAGAGCCCACCATTTTCAATGCTATCTGTCTTGGTGCAAACATTCCGGTATATCGTAATGAAATAGGACTGTATTTTACTCCATCCTCAAAGAATATGGCAGATGCAGATGTCTATCTCAACAGCACAAAAGTGACAGACCCTGTACGTGTTCTGAAATCTCTTTTCGCCGAGCCTATTGACGACCATACAGGCGAAGGTCTGAAAGAGTGGGAGAGTGCTTTCGATTTTGTCTTCATCGACACACAGCCTGCGATGTCGCGTGTAACCGTTAATGTCGTGTGTGCAGCTACGGGAATAATAATACCAGTAGAACTTGAACCGCTGGCAGTGGATGGCTATGTAGAGACAATCGGTAAGATAATGAAGATAAAGAAGGTCTCTAATCCGAACCTTCAGATACATGGTGTTCTGTTAACCAAGAAGGATTCCCGTCTGAACAGCGCTAAGAGTTATGAAGAAGCTCTACGCGCAGAGGGCGATGTGTTTAAGACCGTTATCAGCAGAACCAACGATGTTCCTAACTCGCAAGACAGAGACTTTGACAATCAGCCTGGTATGTGTCATGACATATTCTCTTATCGCAAAGGACGTGGACGCGCTACCGATGATTTCATTGCACTCGCTAATGAATATTTAAAGAAATGGGGTAAATAAAAAAATATTAACCAGCAACCACGCATTTGCACATTTGCATATTTGTGCGGTTGCATAACATGAATTAACTATGAGTACTAAAAATCAACCACAGCGCCGTTCTTTACAGAGCCGTATTGACACGGCAATAGCCAACGAAGAGAATACACAAATAGCAGGTTTGGATATTGAACCACAACAAGTGCAGCACCCCCAGACTGTTATACAAAGTGTGCAGAATAAGCAGGGCGGGGTAGTAATGCCATTCCCTACCAAGAAGGCAACAACCATTATGCCAAAGGAGGTGTTTAATGCTCTACAGCATTACTGTACGGACAGCGACACCCCAAAGCACCGTGCTATCTATATGTTCATTATTGACGGCCTACGTTCCTCTGGTACGATCAGCGACGAAGATTATAAGCGCTTCCGCGAAATGGCATCGCAGCTCACCACGACATACACTAAGTGACAAACAATTACAAAATGTAACAATCTCGTCAGCAGTCATCCAGATTGCTGGCGATTTTTGTTTTCGGACAAAACGGGAACTTTACCTACTATTTCGGAAAACTCGTGGGCGTTGTATAGCGCGAGCACATGCGCCTACCAATTTGGGAAACCTGCACAAGGCGCTTGTGTTTACGCGCGTACACGTAATGCCTACGTATTCGGGAAACCTATGTTTCCGGAAAACCTTCAGGATTGTTTTATTTGCGCAGGAAATCCATGCGCTCTGTAAGTGCTTGTATATCAATGCGTTTTTATTTGCCGGTAATTTGCCGGAAGAGGTGGTTTTCCGAATTGGTAGGTAAAATTATAAATATGTCCGAGATATCCTTTCCCCATAAAAATATGATTTTCCCCGAATCGTTTTTCCTATAGAATCCATATAGAATATTATATAGAAATACTATATATGGGCAGATATCCGTACTGGTTATCAATAAGTTACAAGAGAAAGTTTCCCGAATTGGTAGGTGGTGGTTTTCCGTGTTGGTAGGTATCATTTTCCTCTGATGGTAGGTTATAATTGCCCGAATTGGTAGGTGACAGTTTCCCGAATTGGTAGGTAAAATACAATCAGTTTCCCGAGTTGGTAGGTGGTAGTTTTCCGAATTGGTAGGTAAAGAAGTTTCTCGAAAATGAAGATTTTATTTACCGAAATAGCAGCCAGAACTGCCCTAAATATAAGGAAAGGTTTTCCGAATTTATAGTTGTGCTTGCCCAAAATATAAGGCCATGAAATGTAAATCTCTGAATATCAAAACAAATAAAAATGCAATTAAAAATAAAAAAATCTTTCAAAAAATTTGGAGGTTACGATTTAAATACTTACCTTTGCACCCAGCTACAACAAAAAATACTCTTATGGTTACAAAGAAATCTGCCGAAGGAACTAAACCCAAGGCAAAGAAAAAGAAGAAAAAAGCCGTTACTCTAAGTCTTCAGGACTTGATTACACAGCCCCGTCAGTTGGCCCACTTACCGATGATGAATAAGGTTACTGGCTACCGTGTGCTGATAGCCGTGCTCCAGCGTCTGCAAGGTTTGTGGCGCATTGCCAAGATGCCACAGGCTGACAAGACCGGACAATTATACCTAAACTTTATTACGGATGAATTTGAGGTCGTCAGGGAGAAGAGGGATATTTATAACGAGGGCGATATCCTTTTCAAACTTCACATGTCCGATATAGCCGACGATACACATTATGAAGAGGCGCGAATTGTTCTTGCGTCCCTTACTCATGTGCAATGCTTTATCCCAGACAAAAATAATCCGGGGTCCTTCCGTACAGAGAATTTGATGCAGATACATGGCAAGCGCGAGGGCGGAAAATTTATAGGTACTGATTTTACAGTTATCATTCCACGACTTACGGCAGAAAATATTCTTGATATAAATCTCTTCAGTAACTATACTCGGTTTATAGGATATACAGCAGGTCGTCTGCGTAGCAGTTTTTCATACCCCCTATACATATACCTTTCTGAAGAATGGCGTCGGCTAAAGAGTGAACAGTTTGTTATACCTATGCGCGATTTACGCACACGTCTTGGTTTTGTAAAGGATAGCGACGATCCTGAACGTGAGAATCGTTATGGTTCATGGAGTCAGTTCTGCGAAAAGGTACTCAATCAGGCCCAGAAAGAACTTGATAAACTTGCAGAGAGTGGAGGTTCTGACTTCACCTTCACCTACCAGGGATTATTACATGGAACACCTCTGCCACCATATAAACGACCTGATTCAGTGGCCTTTACTATATTGCCCACAGAAGCCGGACGAACCATTCAAGAAGAAAATGATTACGCCCCAAACCGTGAGTTATGTCAGAAACTTATGATAGAATTTTTCCGACTCCACATCAACCAGGCACGTGCCCTGCTCCGTCGTGTAACACCCGTTATCATGCCCGGGTTTGTCATACAGCTGCAGACGTGGCACGACGAGTTCATGGCAGGCAGACACAGCGATGTCCGTAACATCGCAGCATGGACTCATAAGGCCATAGACGATTATATCCGTGAGGAGGAAAACAAATGCTTCACCTCCGCACAAGAGGTGTCATCACAGCCGCTGAAGAAGGGTAGTGGGAATGACACTATAATACAGAATACGACAGAAGATTATTTTAAAGGACAGAAGGAATGGTAATGGAAAATCAAAATCTCGTGAATGACTTCGGGGCCGGAGTGGCCGACCTCACCAGCAGACATGATGGTAAAGCGTTGTATAACTACACACCGCGAGTAGAACTGCAGCATCATATACACATCGCTGATGCAGAGGCAAAGCTGCGTGCTGGCCTGCAATATTATCTCGGTGAGAAGTATCAGTGGCTCCCAGCCTATGACAAGGTGGTTGAATGGCTAACGGATAACAAGGGTAGGGGACTGCTATGCCAGGGAAGTTGCGGTCTGGGTAAGACAGTAATCTGTCAGTACATCATCCCGGTGCTAATAAACCGCTATGCCAGAAAAGTCCCTAACTGCTATACGGCCATCGACATGACACAGAAGTTTGATACAATACAGGATAAGTGTGGCGCACTCCTGTTTATCGACGACATCGGTACCGAGCCCGTGGAGGTTAACATTTATGGCAACCGTCACATTCCCTTCAACGAAATCGTTGACAGCTGCGAGCGTCGCGGCGGTCTGCTTGTCCTTACCACCAACCTGCGTACCACTCGCGCCACAGACACTGCCATACCTTCCATCGAAGGCCGCTATGGCCTTCGCACCCTCGACCGCCTCAGAGCTATTACGAAGGTAATAGTCTTTGAAGGCAAAAGTATGCGCGGCTGACGGCTTGAAACCTGAAACTTGAAACCTGAATGCGCCCAAAGCGACCAGTGATGTCAAGCCGATGTTGCTTCTGCGAAGAGGCTTAGACAGAACTGGGAGAACTTGGGAGTATCGACGAAGTCAAACCTGAAACCCAAATCAAAGCCTACGCCTTTGATTTGCACCTCCTCTGCCACTCCCTCCTGATGGCCTCGATATACATGTCCGGAGTGTTCGTCTCCTGGCAGAAGTCCTCAATCATCTCGACCGCAGGATACCAGCGTCCGTTCTTTTTGCGCTTGTAACTTTCGTTGAATCTCTCTACCGCCTTCCAATATTCCACTCTCAGCAGCCTTTGCAAATCTATAGCCTGCTGTCGTCCGAAATACACATCCTGAGTCCACGGGCGCAGTACGCCGTCCTTCGTCAGGCACATCTTCGGACACTCTATTGGCATATACGCTTTCAGATTCTCTTTTGTAATACCATACATCCTTTCTACTGCCGAAGCATCCAGTACCATGCCTGCATCAATACAGTTGCGTAAGGTGGCCGACATAGTATTGCCGACGATACGCTGCTCCATCATCTCCTCCTTCGTTTCCATCCGGAGTATTTCACGCGCCCCAGGAAGATGCTGTACGCATATCACACGCTGTTCGCCAGCCCTCACCTCGCCGCCAAGCTCATGCTCCATCCACGGCCTCATGTAGTCAGTAATCTTCAGCCAGCATATCGCCGGCATAGTATAGGTATTGTTCGTCATCGGTTTTAATTTTCTGCAAAGGTACGCATTATTTTAATTCCTCACAAATAATCTGCGAGTTATCTTTAATTCCCCGAAAAAATGTTTATTTGGGCACTTTTGGTACGATTTAGGGGCGCACCTGATAATCAATAAGTTACGACAAATTTCGCACCCTTTTAGCCTTGTTCAGTTCCTAAAGCGTCTGGGCACATGTAACATATATGAAAATCAACAAGTTACAAGCCTAAAAACACCCTGTTCCCGAAAAACCCCCGTTTTTAGACAAAACCTTTTATAAACATAAAATATTCCTACAAATCATATCTTTCTCTGAAAGGTAAGAACTCCCCGCTCTCCTCATTATATAAAAAGGATTTAACAAAGAAAAGAAAAGATTGATTATCAGTCTATTACATATAATATATAGATAACTTTTATTTATTTTTACTATACTTTATATTAAGGAAAAAATATATATAACCGCAAAAATATATTATAAATAATTGTAAATCAATACATTACGCGGTATTTTACAAAAATATAAGATGCTGCGAACGGCGGAACTCCTTAAAAATATTTTTTGCGGCGGCGAAGATAACTCACTGATTATTTGCGAGATACATAAAAAAGTAGTACCTTTGCACTCAGAAATCAGTTCTGTGAACTCTTTCTGGAGTCAGGACTGTTTCCTGCGATATTTGCTTACACTCATTTTTCCATAACCACCGTGAGGTGCTGCTTTTGTATATTAATTGTCCTAAGAAAGCCATGCAGCGGATGACTTTCGTGTCATCCCTCGCGCCATCCCATGTTGTAGCTTTTCATTGGGGTGGCGCTTTTTTGTGCCCCTTTGCGAAGATAAACAAAAACCTAAAAAACCCCTGCCATCGACATAAAGTCTTTACAGACTGATGTCGCAATTCAAGTTCTGCCGTCACTATGAACAAGCTCCTATGTCGTCAGTCCTTGAACTTCTACACCTGCCTTGCGTCAGGTTTATGCCTTGTCAGGAAAAACCCCGCTCCTTCATCAGTCGCTAAAAAAACACAGAAATGTACTTGACTCCCTTAAACATAATAAATGTTAAACGCATGTTTCTAATTGCGTTTTGCCTTTCACGTTTTATGTCTCCAAGTCCCATGAATACTAATGAAAAAGCACGAGGTGCGTATGGAAACAAAACCCTATCCCCTTTGCGAGTATTAACAAAAACCTAAAAAACCCCATGACAGTATGCGAGTGCCTGCAGCACCTTATGATGCGAGGCATTCGCTTTTTCTTGTATGCAAGCATCCATCCAAAGCGCCCACCTCACATCACACACCCTAACAGGTTTTCCGCATACTATCATGGAAAAACCTCGGTCTGAGCCCACCGCGCAGCCCTCTCTAACCTCTAACCGTTAACCGTTATCCACTCCTATCCGCCTTACTGTAACCTCGGCCAGGCAGTGCTGCCAGCGGCGTTTCAAGTCGCCACCCTCGCGCTCTACCGTGTCGATGCGCTTATACAGTTCTGCCTCCAGCAGACTGAGCGAGCCCTTACCCACCTCCGGCAGATCAGGCTTTTGCAGTTCCTGCTCGCAGTAACATATAAACCGCAGCGTCCGTTGCCGTGACTGCTCATGTGCCTGGCGTATCTTTTTCGCGAGCTCACGAAAATGGTCGGCAGAGGCACGGTTCTCGGTTAAGGGTTCACGGTTCACGGTTTTCTTTTTTGTTTTCGTCTTCGTTTTCGTTGCCGCCTTCGGCTCTGCCAGCGTTTCAAGAATGGCTTGTGCAGCCAGTTCTGCATCGTCAGGCTCCGGTGTCATAGGAGCAGGCTCTACACCCTCGATGGTGAGAGGTACGGCCTCCTCAGGGGAGGTAGATTTCTTCTTAAATAAATTTCTGAACCACTTCATAAAAATTGTTAAATATAAGTTTCTAATTTAATTCAACCTTAACGTTAACCCTAACCTTAACCCTCCTTTGCGTATGGAAACAAAAACCTAAAAAACCCTGCCATCGGCACTGGTCTTGTTAAGATCTTGCAGTGCTTCAAGTAATTGCGCCATCGTGAGCGAGCTCCCATGTCACCCTTCCCTGAACCTCTGCACCTTCCTTACAGTAAGGCAGTGCCTTGTCAGAAAAAACCCCGATTGTTTTCACAATCAGAAAAACCAAATATTGTATTAGACTGACAAGTAAAAACATGAGGGAGTCAAATGGTATAACTGGTTTTCCAGGCCGGCGATGAGCTCAGGCCGGGGTTTTTGCTTTCGAGGGCTTGTAACCACGGTGGTGGATATGATAAGAGTTATGCGGTGGCATGAGAGTGTACTTTCAATGACACAGGCGTAACGCTTAACATAAAGGCTCGCAAGAGCTTCAAGACCGAAGAAAGATGTTTTCTCGGTTTTTTTTCAAAGCCCAGACCGGAGGTAAACCTGAAACTTGAAACCTGAAACCAAAGCCCACCGCCCATGCGCCAGCCACCTGAAACCTTGAAACCTGAAACCAAAGCCCGCCGCCTAAGGCGGAGAGGCTTTAGTACCTCTCCCCGTGACTGTTGACAGTCTTCTTGCCAGTGTCGTAGCTATCAATCAGACCGCCTCTGCCATACACGTCGAAGTATGCATGGATGCCGTCCGTCATAGCACGCTCCAGCAAGTCGCTCTGTCTGTCGATGCTCGCCTGCAGCGCCATCATCTGTTCAGGTGATAACCCTGCACCGCCAGCCATCAGACCTCCGCCATCAGCCGTCGTCTCGAACTCGTCAATGTTTCCGTCGGCGAAGGCAGCCATGCCACGTCCCTTACGGCGCATGACGCTGTGGCGCAGTGAGCCGCCGTTATACAACGTCTGTATAGCCTGCCAGATGCCCGTATCGTCCATCTGCATCAGACGTGTCGTGTGAGCGTCGATGATAGCCTCTCTGCCACGTTCGCCTACCAGGTGGAACTCCGGTCCGTTCGTCAGGTGTGTCTTCGGGTCAGCCCCCATATACCTTGCCCTGTACGTCCTTCCGTCCGCGCTGTCAACGTTGTACGACCTGCCCGGCGTCAGACTGCTTGGGTCCGTAAACTCATTTACGTTACCCTCGCCATACGTCAGCATACCCGTCATCAGCTTTCCGGCACTGACGTTGGTACCAGAGGCACTGACACCCGTAGCCTGAGCGATTTCCTGCTTACTTTTGGCAATCTTACTGACTGCAACACCAAGCAAACCACCAAGCAAAGCTGTGATAGCAGCAAAGGCAGCAGGTCCACCGATAGGACCAAGTTGCGCAAAAGTCTTAGATGCGACGGCAGGAGTGTCAGCAGCGACCTGTGCAGCATTTTGCGACATAGAAGCTGTCAAGGCAGATATTGCAGCCTGACCTGCTGCCTGCACTGCAATCATCTCGAATTTCTGTGCCGTATTCAAATTATCGTTTGACATTGCCTGATATGCAATACCATAGAGATTTGCAGCCTGTATCATCTTCGCATACATGCTGTTGGCACTTGTCGTCATCTGCTGGTCAGTAGATGTTTCGCTCTTCACCTGTTGCTGGTCAGTATTTACCTTATTGGCAGCTACCGCGTTCTGGGCATCAATCTTACCCTGTGCCAGAGTGTTTGCCTGGTCGATTTGTGCCTGCACCTCCTCGTCCGACATCATCTGCGGAGTAAGTGGCTGCACGCCAGCATCCTGTACCATCTGACCTGTCTCAATGACCTTCTCTGCCATTGAGTCTTGAATCAGGCCATAGTTGTCAATGGTCTTCGTCACCTCGTCGTCGGTCATTGGCTGTGGGAAGAGCGGCTTGACACCTGCCTCGTTGAGCATTTCGTTGGTCTCAATCATCTTCTCACCGGCAAACTGGAAGGTTTCACCCATCTGCTCCCTCGTCTTTTCCCAATCTTCTGCAGAGGTTGGGAATAGCGGCTTGGCACTTTCCGTCTCTGTCGGATGGATTGGATAAACGATGTTGCCGCTGTCATCCAAAGCCATGCCCTGTGCGTCGCGGGCCCAATCGCCGGTTTCAGGTTTCTGGTTTCTGGTTTCAGGTGAAGCACCCAGTGCGGCTGTCAGTCCTGTAAGGGCATCAGTATTCAGACGGAGGGCAGCCGTATTGGTGTCGATAGCCTCCTGCTGGAACATGGCATTGATCTGATCAGTGATGGTCTCTGACATCTTCATGTTCAGTTCGTCGAGCAGATTCTTCCATGCTTCCTTGATGGCATTATCGCGGTCGAGTTCTATCTTCTTCTCGTAATACTCCTCCTCCGACATCTCCACCTCACGGGCCACAGCATCCTTCGTACCTGCATTGTCGATGATGTAGTAGCTCTGTATCTTCTCCGTCGTGGTGGTAGAGGTCTTCGACTGCGACGTGTTGGTGGTAGAGTGAGTGTCTGACGTAGCAGAACGGTTCACACTCTGGTCGCGGTTGGTATCAGAGTAAGAAGACTTTGATGCCTGTGATGCATCCGACGAGTCCGTCTTGTTCGTCTTGGTAGAGGTAGAAGAAGCGGACGTCGAGGTAGAATGCTTTCCCGTGTCCGTCACCTTACTGCTGGTGCTGTAGGAAGTCGTCTTGGTGGTATTCTTGTTATACGAGCCACCAGCCCGCGTCACAGCCAGATTATTATAGTCGCTGCTGTTGTAGAAGTTCACCGCCTCAAAGACACCCTGCAAGCCTTTGGTGAGGAGACCGCTCAGTTCGCGCAAGTCCTTATACAGGCGATTCTGTATTTCTTCCTGCTCCTTTGCAATATGTTTTGTAATCTCAGCCTGCTTCTTTTTCTCTTCCGTAATGGCAATGTCAAGACTCTTTCTTACGTTTTCAGCATCCAGACGAGCCCTTTCAGCCTCCTTCAGTTTATTTTCCTTTTCATACTGCTCTGCCAGCTGATCCAGGTACTGAGCCTTCTCGTCGCCCATCTTTCTCATTAAGGCAAACTGAGCCTGCTGTACACTCAGCTGCAGTTGCATCTGTTTGATGGCTACTCTTGAAGCCACATTCTCCGATGCCGTTCCGGCACCAATGAGGGAGTTGGCTCTGCTTACAGCCTCCTGCTGCTGTGTCATGTTCACCATTGCTGCATCAATCTCCTGCTTCAGATTCTTTCCGTCAGGAGTCAGAGCCAGTTTCCACATCATGTCAGCATCCTTCTTTATGCGGGCACCCTCTTTACGTATAGCCTCCTGTACCGCCTCGTATGCCGTGCGCAACTGTGCCAGCATAGCCTGTTGCATAGATACGTCGCCCTGCAACTGCTTAGCCCACTCTGTAAAGCCTGCCTGAGCCACACGGTCAACCATTTGCTTAACGTCCAGTGTATATGCATCCTCTATCTGTCCTAACAGGAAGTGCATCTTGTCGGGCACGTTGCCAACCAATATACCCATCTTCGTCAGGTTCAGTTCAAGGTTTTCAGTGATGCCGTTAAACGGACGTTCCTTAGCCAGTGTGTCCGTCATGAACTTCACCTGTTTGCCGATGGCCTTTGCCTGCTGCATGAAGTCCTTTTCCCATCCCAGTCCAAGGTCAGCCTGCCATTTTCGGTATTCGTCCTCGCCGCGAGGGTCAGCCTTGCGCACCTGCTCGGCAAACTGCTTTGTCTTCTGTATGCTCTTTTCGATATACGCAACATCGTCACCGGTCCTCTTGGCAATGATACTGTGAATAGCATCCTGTTCATCCTTCACCACCTCGGCACTCTTGTTAGAGTACATCTTCTGCAGCTCGGCCCTGCGCTGATGCCATTCACTCTCGTTCTCAATGGTCTGTCGCCATGCCTCGCCTTCTGTAATCTCCTCATCGTTGCGGGCGTTCTGAATCTTCTGGTTGCGCTCTGTATAGTATGCATCCAGTTCCTCCAGATACGCCTTCATCTCATCCGTGAACTGTTTCTTGCGGGCCGCCTGCTTCTTTGGATCCTGCCAGTCGCCGGTATTGGTCAGGTGACGGGCATGCAACTCATCCTGTATCTTCAGGCGCTCTGTGTTATACCATTCTATGACGGTACGCATATCGCTCGACATACCCTTCTCGATGGCTTTCTTTAGTGCGGCATCCTCTTTCAGTACGCTCTGAACATCGCTGTCTGTCTGAATGGCTTTTACGAACTCATTCATCTGCTTGCGGCGTGCCACCAGTTGATCGGCATTCATGTTCTTCCAGTCAATGCTCTCTGCCTCATGGCTGCCGCCCCAAGGGTTAGTCTTGATGGATGAAGTCTCTCCACCGCCTACTTTCTTGCGCGACTGATAGGCATTGCCTGCCTCTTTCAGAAGTTTTTCACGCTGTGCGTTCATACCTTTCAGACGAGCATCGCCATTCTTTATAAAGGTGTTATACGACCTCTTTTCATCTTCTTCGGTCATGTCAAAGTAGTTGGAGGAATTATCCACCATCTCATTGATGCTGTCCATCTGCTTCAGCATGTCGGCGGCAGCCTGCTTTCTTGCATCACCTGTCGCCTTCACGTATTTTCTCTGAAGGTCCAGGTAAGTGCCGACGGCTGCTGTGTACTGTCGCTCCAGTCCTTTCTGTGACTGCTCGCGGTTAGCCTTGTCTTCACCCTTGTATTGTTCCAGCACGTCATTAGTCTTCTCGCGGACTTTTTTCACCTCGTCAAAGTAATCGAGTGCTTTACTCAACAAAGACGTTCCTCGGTAGCCAACCTTGTTTTCCTTAAAGAAACTTGTAATGGTCTTCTCAAATTGCTCCCTGCTCAGCTTGTCATTATTGGCAGCCTTCGTTATGGCATTCATTACCTTTGCAGCCTTAGTAGGGTCTTGCACCATTTTCCCAGTGTTGTCTTTTGAGGTGGAAGCATAGCGTGCAGCACCCAATAGAGACGCATAAGCATCGTCCCTATCTTCTCCGTATTTATTCTCCACACGGGTAATAGCAGCCTCCCTTTTCTTCAGGGTGATAGTCTCACGCAATTTGTCATTAACTAACTCGCGGGCCTGTGCCAGTTCAATGTTTGAAGAAACCTCACTCAGCATAAAGCCCAGGTATTTGCCATACTCTGTGTTAAACTGTTCAATCATTCGCTTGTGCTCGGCCAGAGCCTTGCGCTGTGCCTCCTGCTTTTCTATCAGTTCCGTCTCGGCCTTTGTCAGTCTGTCTGTACTCTCGCGAGTGCCATCGAGACTCTTCTTTGCTTCATTAAAAGCCTTTTGCGCCTTTTCAACATCCTTGTTTGTCTCGTCAATTTTTGCTCTTGCCTTACCGATGGACTCCGTCAGATTATCTACCTGTATCTGCTCCCTTATCAGTTCGCTTTCAAATTTAGCGGCCTCCTTGCCAGCCTCGTTGGCAGCATCTATCCATCTTACAACCTGAAGAACTAAAGCTCCGACGGCCACAGCTACGGCCATCCATATATTTGCAACCATAGCTTTGTTCAAACCCTCCTGTGCCATGCGTGCCTCGATGGCGGCAACTTTCTGTCTTGTTTCAGCTTGTGCCACTGCTGTTGTTGCTACCGCCAGTTCTTCGTTTGCTTTTGCAAGTAATTTGGTATAGACGATAGTCCTTTGTGTTGTCGTTGTAAGTCCAGAAAGGGTCGTGCCTAAATTCTTTAGGCCCTCCCATGCCTTGACAAAAATAGCTTCACCCAAACCAAGTTTCAATGCACCCCAATATGCAAGGAATGTGTGAATAAGTACTGTGACAGTCTGAAGAGCAGGACCTACGTTTCCTGTAAGGACATCAACAAAACCACGGAGAGTATCGATCAGTCCACCCATGAAACGTTGTGAGGCATCGCCTATAAAGAACTCCTCAAACTGGTTTTTCAGTCTTTCCCACTTTGCGGCGGCGGTATCGTTCATACGGTCAAATTCCCGCTGTATGGCGATGTTCTCTTCGTAAGCCTGATTAGCTACACCCAATTGTTTGCGCAACTCGTCAACGTTTTGTGACAAACCCGCAAACACGATGCCGGCCCTGGCACCCTGTTGGTTAAGTTGCTTCATCACGTCCTGCATACCGCCAAGCCCCAGCATTTTCTCGATGGAGTCAGCATCCTTGCCTGCATCCTTCAGGTGCTGGAATATCAGCAGTATTGCCTCCATACCCCTGCCTGTCTCAAACAGATTACGCAGGGTCTCAGGTGTTACTCCAATAGCCTTGGCTACAGAAAACGCATTGTTTTTGATAGCCGGTATCATACGAGACAACGCCGTTGCCGACATCTCAACACGCATACCAAGAGAACTGATGGTAGAACCCAGGGCTGCTACCTGATCAATAGATATGCCGCTCTGAGCACCAACGGCACCAACACGCTTTACGAAGTCCGTAATTTCAGGAGCCGTACTTGCACTGCTTGCACGCAGACGGTCAACGGTAGATGCAATTTTCTCCATTGCCACAGCCGTAGCACTGCTACCCTCTATCAAACCTTGGCTCATTTCCTTGCGTATCTTGTCAACCTCGCCTGTCGCGATAGCTACACGCATCATTTCCGTTGCAGCCTCCTTACCCATTTCAGGCAAGGCAATCATCATCTTGTTAGCCGCCTCGGTGAAGCCCATGATATCCTCCTCGGTCTTCAAACCCAACTGTCCGGCACTTGCCGATACAGCCATGAGGTCTGCCAAAGGAGTACGCACATCGAGGGCTTTTAGTTTTTCAGACAAGCGGCCTACTGCTTCAGCATTCAGATTGGTAGTCTTCTGCACCTCACCCATCTTGTCACTGAGTTCCATTAAGTCACCCAATGAGGCAGTAATCTTTTGTATAGCAACGGCTGCACCGACATACAGGGTGATGTATGTCTTCAAGCGAGACCATGCCTTTTCAAAGGAACTGGCAGCACCCTTGGAAGTATTGGCAAGTTGCTTCTGTGCGAAGTCACATTCCTTGGTGCCCTTGGTGAGCTGTGCCATGTCTGCCTCCGTCTTTCTCAACTCTTTCTGCAGACTTTCTAATCTGTGTCTGGATGTTTCGCTGCCACTGGCTTGTTCTATAAGATATCTCAGGCGCTCGGCACGCTGACCCATCACGTCCATTTCAGCACGTGCCCGTGCAATGGCAGCCTTTAAGACATCCATACTCTTTTCTGCCTTCGGATTTGCCAGCACCTCCTGCGTCTTCTGTGCAGAAATACCAGCCCCTGCCATTTCAGCCTTGATACGGGAGAGGGCCATACGCAGACGCTCATACTTTGGCGTACCCTTGTCGGTGGTGGCCAGTGCCTGCTCTATTGCCTTCTGTGCCTTCTGTAAGTCCTCGGTAGTACCGGCAAACGGCAGACGTTGCATCTGTGCGTTAACCTCTGCCAACTCTCTATTCAGTTCTTGCCATGTGAAAGAACCTTTTGCCACGCTTGCCATTTGTTCTTCCAGCAATCTCTTCTGCTCCTTCAGGAAATCCAGTTGCTCCATGTTTTGCTTAGAAATGCCGAAAGCACTCTTGCCCGAATTGGCAGAAACACTCATCGCCTTAGAAAGCTCTATCATCTCCTGTGTCGCTTTTTCGGCTGTCTTGCCTGTCTTTGCCAGATATCCGTCTATCTCCTGAATAATAGAGGCATTAGTCTGCTGTGGCAGCGAGTCTCGGTATTTCTTCAGAGCATCTGCCTGCTCCTTTATCTGAGCGGCACTGGCATTGCTGGTGTCGCCACGGAAGAAGGTAAGGGCCTCTTGTCCTTTAATCTGTGTCTGTGCTTGTTGTGCCCTTTGTACGTCAAGCAAGTTTCTCTTATACTCCTGCAGGCTTGATGCTGCCGTCTTGGGGTCGTCAATGAGTCTCTGCCAGTACTGCTGCTGCTGTTTCAGGGCAGACTCTGACAGCAGGGCACCTTGCTTCTGCAACTGCTCTTTCATCAGCGCGTCGTTCTTGGCACGTTCCTCGGCAGCCTTCCTCACTGCCTCCGCTTCCTTCGCCGCCGTGCGCTCCGCTTCCACACCATACTGGCGCAAATGCTGCTCGGCAGCGACAATCTTCTGCGCCAATTCTTGCGCCTCGGTGCTACCGGTTGCATACGTCTTGATAAGCTGCTGCCCGGCCTCTATAGCCTGACGTATCTGCGTCTCGGTATATTGGCCCAGGTTCCCGCTGGAGAGAACACCTACACGTTGTTGGGCTTGCAATTGTGTGCGGCGTTGCTCCTCAGCAGTCACCTGTTCCAGCTTTACCTTGTATTCGTCAAGTTCCCTGCTCCCAAGAGCGGCACCTGATACCTGCGCTTCCCAATACTTCTTCACCTCTGCCAGTCCGGCAGCAGAGAGAGTACTGAGATTTTGCATCTGAGTCTCTACCTTTTGCAGCGCAAGACCGTCAAGGTACGCCTTACCCTGCTCCACCATCTTGTTATAGTGCAGCCATGCAGCAGAACCTTGCTTTACGCTGTCACGCAGTTTTTCCATCTCCTGTGTAGCAGCCTTCACTTCTGCCACACCATATTGTCCTGGCTGTGTCAGAACGTTGTCCAGCTGTGCCCTGCGGCGCTTCTCTTCCTGATTGGCAATCTTCTTCAGGTTAGTCTCGTACTTGGCTAACTCCGCGCTGCCCATCGCGGCACCGGCCTTCTGCGCCTCCCAATACTTCTTGGTCTCAGCCAGAGCTTCGGCAGACAGTTTCGGCAATTCACGCAGACGTCCATTCATCGTGATACGCAGTTGCTTCTCCGCCTGTTCCTGCGTCTTTATCTGCTCTGCCTCTTTTGCAGCAGCGCGAGCCGCCTCGATGCCGTAGTTCTTCAGGTGCTGCTCGGCACGTGCTATGTTGTCAGCCAGAGCCTTAGCCTCAGGGCTGGCAGTCTTGTAAGTCTGAATGAGCAACTTGCCGGCATCAATGGCAGCGCGTATCTGCTCCTCGGTATATTTGCCAAGGTTCTGATCGCCCAGCAGCGAGGTGGCCTTTATCTGCTCCTGTTGCTTGATGTTGGCTACAAGAGTCTTGATTTCCTTCAGCTGTGCAGCATACTGCTTGTATTCCTCAGTACCCTTTGGGATGAGTGAGAGTATTTCCTGCAAGCCCTTTTGCTCCTTGTTAAGAACCGACTCCGCGACAGTACCGCCGTTCTTCAGCGTATCAATAACTTTTTGCGTGTCACGGTCAAGGTTATTCAGCTGTTTGCGGCTTTCCTCGATGACGATGTTCAGCTCACGCTGCATCTTCAGACTATCTTCGTCACTTCCACGCACAGAACGCTTGCGGCTCTCCGCTGCGTTGATGGCACCCTTCAGTTCGGCACGACTGCTCTTTTCAATCTCACCCAGACGGATATTTCGTACTACCTCTTCCAGAGCTGTAGCACCCTTCATCAGTTCGTGGATTGCAGACTCAAAGCCCTTGGCCTCCTTGGTAGCAGCCCTTAGGCGGTCAGCCACGTTGAACTCCACGCCGGTAGAGTCCTTCATCGTCTTGATGCCCTTATCCAGCGCTGCCTGCATTTCGTTTACGGTTCGGCGTGCATTATCGGCACTGCTGCGCAGCGATTCGAGAGCTACGTTAGCGCCCTTCGCATCGGCGCGAAACTGAATAGTAGCTAAAGCTATCTTGTTGCTCATAGTCGTATATTGTGTTTGTGTTGTTCTTACTTGAAACCTGAAACTTGAAACCTGAAACCAGAAACTTGAAACCTGAAACCAGAAACCTGAAACCCGTCCCTTACTTCCGTGCCATCATCAGGCGGTTAATTTCCTCGTAGTTCTCGCGGTTAGCACCAGCAGCATAGACGAGGAATCCAAGACCCATGAATGAGAGGTGATTAACAACCAGTCTCTCAAACTTGCGGGCCTGCTTTCGCATTTCGGCAGTACTGTGTGGCTTTGCCCTGCGCTTGCGTCCCCTGACGGGTATAGGTCGCCATGCCCTCTGTGTTATGGGGTCGATAGGTGTGTAAGGATTGTTCTTACCGACAGCAAGTTCTACGAACTGACCGTATTTCAGATATGTCTCCTGAAACACCTCCGCGTCACCGCCGCTATCGCTCCATGCCTTCCATCCGATACTGCGGATTAGTTTGCCCGATTTTATAGCGACCAGTCGCTGTATGTTCTTCTTTGAGTCTTCCTTACCAAACTTGATGAAGTTGCGGATAAACTGCATCACCCGCTCGTCGCGCCAGTCAAACTTGGTCGCCCATATATGCTCCGCAAACGGGTCTTTCTCCCGCCATAGTTCGTTAGCCATGTATCTTTACCTGAAACCAGAAACTTGAAACTTGAAACTGTATTATCTTTTTTACGCGCAAAATACACACGCGCAAGCGTAAAAGCAAGGGCAGACAAACCGAACGGAATGCATTAACGGCAATGTTATTTATTCCTGAGGTGCGAATAGCGCTCGGCGAAGCCAGTGGGCAGACAAAAAGGGCTGATGCCTCACGACACCAGCCCCCAAAATGGCAATATTAAACTTGAAAAAAGAGTTTATCGTTTTCGTTTTCGTTCTTAACCGATTTAACCATTGACCTTCGGTCGAGCTTAGGCTGCGCCTCGGCAATGCCTGAAACCTGAATGCACTCTGCTATGACCTGATAGTTCTGTGCGAAGTTACCCCTGTGGGGAGCACATAGAACTATGGAAGTAGTAGAGGGTATCGACGAAGTCAAACCAGAAACCTGTAATCGGCTCTGCCGCTTGCACAAAGGGTTTGTACGCCCGACTGCAAGAAACCAGCTTCAGCGGCTAACCTTTAACCTTCTTCCCAACCGTCGCCGGTGTTACCGGAGCCACCGCCCTGGTTTTGGTTACCGTTTTGGTTTTCGTTACCGTCGTTGTTGTTAGCAGCCTCTTCGTCGTCGAGGGTAGCATCCTCCTCCTCTTCGTCGATGACGTTACCCTTGCGGTCACTCTTCTGCCACTTCACGCTGCTGGCAAACTCATGCGAGAACTCAGGATTGACAACCACCTTCACGCGGCTCTTACCACTGCGTGCGCTGAGATCGTCGGCTGTGCAGGCTTTCTTTACGGTGCCGTCATCGTTGAGTGTGTCCTTCACCTTTGCCACCAGGCTTGGGGAGCATGTGAGGAACTGCGGGCCTACCTCTACTCTGAAGCCGTCGAGCAGACGCTGCATGACGATTGCCATGTATTCCTGTACGGCAGCCCTGATAGTGTGAGCCTCGATACTGGTGTTGCGACTGGCCTGGATGCAGACCTCTTCAAATCCATACGTCCCGTTTGGGATAGCCTGTCCGTAGAAACTGTGCGTACCCATCTGTGTGTTCTCTCGCGCATAATACTTTATCTTAACGTTATGAGCCATGATTGAAAAATGTTTAAATGGTTTATATATTAACTAATCGAATAAATGCCAATTAACGAAAACCAATTGATTGGATTAACGAAAAGCATCAATGTGAATTAACTAATTGCAAATTTACGGTTTTGCCTTGCCGCCTGCAAGGGCACAGGGCAGTTGTCGATGGTGACAGCGATGTATTTTTCTGCAAACCCATTGCTGTTTGGAAAAATATTTGTACCTTTGCAGCAGCTACAAGAATAATAACATTATGAAAAAGAGTAAACAAAGCGTGGCCGCTATACTGAAGCGGATTGAGAAGGTGGAGTATGAGCTGGGTGAGATACGCAAAGCCATAGCCGAAAGCATGACACCAACCGTTGCTGAAGGTGAAAGCCCTAAGGAAGTAACGTTTACAATGGACGATCTTTGCGAGGCGTTCGGCAAAAAACACAAAGCCTATGCCGCCCGACTCCGTAATGCTCTGGCAAAGCAGGGAGTCACCACCTTCAGCCAGTTCCTTGCCATGACTCCAGGTCAGTTGCTCGACTTGGACGGCATTGGCCCCGGCACTTTGCAGTATGCCAACAAAGCCATGAAGAAATTAGGCGTCAGTTGGTAGGTGCGTACCTTATTATATATATACGTGCGTGTGTATGCGCGTTATACCTTTATAATATATATATAGAATGAAGAAATAGTATTACTGGTTTCTATAGTAGATACTATCTACCTTATATCTAATATAAAGAGAAGGATTCTCTATACCATTTTTCTTAAAGGATAAAGTTATTGCAACTGCGCGAACATGTAGAATGAATAACTTTATTCTTTGTTTTTTTGTGTTGTCGCTGTATAGTTTTTTTTTCATCGCCACTTATTTCGGCTTTTTTTTTTGATTTGTGCAAAGCGCAT